ACAAAGTCTATTTAATGCTTGAGCTACACCTTTCTTATTTCTATTCATACCCCAAATACCAGTTGCTAAAGCAGTTTTAATTCCTTGTTCTATTATTGTAGGTTTAATTTGATTAATAACATTAATTGGTTTAGTATCAGATTGATTCTTTCTTTTGAAATGTTTGCCAATTTCATTTAATATTTTTTTCCAATTTTGTCTAAATAATTGACCTATTAAAATACCTGGAGTTTCTATTCTTTTATTATCAAAAGCATCTCTATCATCACTTGATTTTCTCTTTAACATTACCAATAATAGTTTATGAACCATTAAACCTAAAAATCTAATTTTTTTTGGAATATCATCACCTAAATGAGGTAGCATATCTTTTCGTAAAATTTTATTCAAGTACATTTTTTTTTGAACTTTTGCTATTTCTTCATCTGGTGATAATTTTCTATAACGTCTTAATTTTGTTATTAAAAAATCTACTGCTTCCTCTTTCGTTCTGATTAATTGATTATTATCATTAACTGAAAAAGATACACTAGGTATTAATAAATTTATCATTTTATTATCTTCCAAATTATATGTTATATTTGAAATAATATCTTTATCTGATTCTAACCCAAGTGCTCTAAAAATAATAAAAATAGGTATGTCCGCTAATTGAGAACTAGAATAATTAATAACTCCATTTTTTTTATTTTTAATTGTAACAATTTGTAAATTATCTGACCAATCATCTTTTCTAGAATTAATATGAGATGTATATGACAGACCACCGTCAAAAGTAGGATCTTTCTTTGGAAAAACTAATATTTTATTATCAACCATTTTTTCAATTGACATAATTACTTTTTCTTGTCCATTATTAATAAAATATCCACCAGGATCATATTTACATTCACCTAGTAACTCTTTTTTAATTGTTGTAGTACAGTATTTTGATTTAATCATAATTGGAATACTTCCAATAGCAACATTATTTGCTTTTTCTCCCACTTCTCTTATAATTGTATTTCCACTTATTATATCTTTTTCTTCAACAATTTGAGTTATATCACAAAGTAAAGTTCCAAAATATTTTAAATGTTTTTTCCTAGCTTCTTTAGGGGATAATAGTTCATTAGTATTAGATAATGTTGGTGGTTTAATTCTAACATTTTCACATTTTAAACCGTGAAGATAGATTTTACTTTTATCTATACTTTCATAAAAATAATTATAATCATTACAAATATTATTTGGAATAATTTCTTCTAATAATTGATGGTAAGAACTAAACAAGTGAGTATACAAAATATGTGGTTGTTTAAAATATAATTTAATTAGGAGATTAAGATCTTTTTGTGTAATTTTATTAGACATTATATATTATAAAACATTAGTTTTATATATTTTTCTATCAATTTTTATTTAAATATTTTAAATAGAAATTTTATATATTTATAAATGAAATATTGTATTTACACAAGATTATATTATGAGTCACCTTATATATTATTTTTCATTGAACACTATATTAAACTTGGTTTTGACAAAATAATAATATTAAAAAGTGATAATATTATTTTTAATAATACATTTGAAAATAATGTTGATATTTATAATGTTAATAATGATGAAAATAAATTACTTTCTATATATACTAAATTTATAAAAAATACTAAATATGATTGGGTATTAATTGTAGATATTGATGAGATTTTATTTTTGAATCCAAAATATAATACTATTAATGATTACGTCCAAAACAAATTAATCAAGAATAGTGATATTAATACATTTTATTTTCGATGGGCGATGTTAGAAAAATATGATAATTTTGAAATAAATAGTTTTAAATCATTATTAAATGATTACACAATGTTTCAAAACTCACATATAAAATCAATGGTTAAAATATCTTCATTAAAATCTGTTTATCATCCTCATTTATGTGAATTAAATGAAGATAATTGTATTTATTTTGAAAATAATATTTTAAATAAACAAATAGCTCATAATCATTTAATTAATAAATTATCTTATAAAGAGACTATTTTAGTACATATTCATACGAGAAATTTAAATAATCTTATTTTAAAATCTTTTACAACAAACCTTGGTAATAATAATAATGTAATTCCTAAACAAATTAAAAATAAACTACATTTTGTTCATTTTATTAATAATTTTGATTTCGAAAATATTAAATATGAAATTTTATTAAAACAATTTAAATCATTAATTGGCTTAAAAGCAACCTTACCATTTACACATTCTAGAACAAAAGAAATAGATTTTAAATCATTAGATTATAAGATTAATAATTATCAAAATAAATTTGTAAATTATCCAGAAGAGAAACAAATTTTAGAAAAAGTCTTAATAGAAAATAATATTAATATTAAGAATTTTTATAGAATTTTAGATATACTTAGTATATATATTTATAAGACTAATTACTTTATGAAAATTATTCATAAAAAGATTGTAAATATTGATTAATATCACCAATATTATTAAATTGACTTGATTTTTCTACTTTTATATTATCATCAAATGTAATTTCTTTACTAAAAGCATTTTTTATTTTTGAATGTAAATATTTATAAGTAAATTGATTATAAAAAATAATAACATTTTTAAATTTACTAATAATTATAAATTGATATAAAAAATAAAAAAATGGTAATAATAAAAAATAATAATACATTTATTAATTTTTATTATAATAGTTCTTTAAGTGATAAAATCTCTTCATTTGATAATTTATATTTTACTTTTGCTATAGATAACAAATAATCTTCTAGATATATTATATATTCATTATCTATACCTAAAGTTTTATCACTCACTACAGAAACACTCATGGATATTGGTTCTTGTAAAGTATCGTAATATTTAATAACTAAAAGTAACAGTTTAATATTATATTCAAAAATGTGTTTAAATTGTGTATTACTTGTTAGACTTTTTGTATTTATGTCAATTAATCTCTGTCTCCAATTAATCAAAGAATTTTTAGATAATTTATAAATTAAGTTAAAATGTATATTAATTAATTGTTTTCTCTGTTTTTTGTTTTTTGCTAGTTCCCATCCATCTATTTGTGATTCTATTTCCTCAGGTAGTTCTTTATATATAATATTAAATGGCATAATACAATCTACTATATCAGTAAGAGTTGTGGTTATCTCTTTTTCTATTACATAGAACATCCCCATGCCATAATAATTTGTCATTTGTAAATTTATGCTATAATCACTATATGGTACATTATAATTATTAAAAATTAATACTTGGCTATTTTCAATAAATAGTTTTCCACCAGAGGAAGTAGAATATACAAGTTTAATTGGTGTTGAATTAGTTCCTATTTTAACTATTTTAACGTTATCACTTGCATTATTATCATCATATAGAAAATAATCAGTATTTCCTGGTACTAGCCTATCATTTTTAGATACAACCGCCATTGCGTGCGCAAATGGGTCAGCTAATTCTACACTAAAACATGATAATTTCATTAAATAAATCTTATCATTATACTCAACTAAAATTTTACTTAAATATCGTTCGCGACCCTTTCTTTTTAAATATATAAAATTATAATCCATAGTTGTATTTTTTGTAGAATTTTTCAATTTATAGTAATAACTATTTTTTTCATTAAGACGACTACTATCGAAAGTTCGTACAGCAGGAAAATTGTCAAAAGATATATATGGCGGAATTGCTGCTCCGCTAAAATATGTATCTGTTGTAAACCTTATTTCTCTTGAATCTATAACTAAATTATAGTGTTTATTTGTATTAAGACCTATTTTTATATATTTTTTAACCATATTCATGTGTCCCCCACACGCTAATAAATTAGGTTCTCTTCTTAAATGTTTTTTTTGATTAAATACGCTATTTACCTGAGAAATCATATGTTTTCTAATTTTAGGTTTTAAATAATCACTCATTGTTAAAAAATCTTGATCCTCAGATAATTGTATACCAGGAACAGTTGAATATATTGGTCCAAAAAACTTTCTTAAAATTGGATCATATGTTGTAATAAATATAATGGAATCTAACCAACAAGTACCTAATGTTTGAGGTATACCTATTGTATAATCAGTTGTTTTGTTATAATCATATTTAAAATTCATACTACCATGAATATGTGAACTTTTTATACAACCATCCGTTTCTTGTGGTATACAAATTCTAATTAATTCTGGATTCCAATCTTGTGGATTATAATTCTCTCTACTTGTAGACAATCTATCAGCCCGAGAAGGACCACTACCTATTTGTTGTAGTCCTTCTGGATAATTTAAACCTTTTTTTTTTATATATTTTATTTTGTATTTATAATACTTATTATAATAGTTCGCATTCATTATATATATAATTAGAAAAAAAATTGAATTTTTTTTTCTAAATATGCTCCTTATATAAATATAATACGTGTCTTGCTCGTCCAGCCTTCAAGCTCATTGAGTTAAAAAAGGAGTGTCTGGGTTGGGTTGTTACGATTTTATAAGAATGAAATCACTGATGATTTTACCACATTTTAAATATGGGGTAGTCAAGGCGCACGCACACGCACACGCACACACCAATCGTTTAAAAATTAAACATAATATTGATATATCAATTATTCTACAAAAATAAATTTTTATTTTTTGAGATTAAATATCTCGTGAAGAGTTTTATCTAAATTTTCATTTATATCAACATTAACAATTTCGGTATTTAATATTTTTTTTCTTTCAAAACTTAATGATTTAATATCTTGTAAATTTTCTAATTCTAAAATAACCCACAATGGAAAAGAATAAGAATATTTATTAATAATATCTTTAATATCAATATATTCATTACTATCCAAATTAATTTCTATTTTATTAATAATAGGACTAATACATAATTTTTCTTTATTAATAAAATATTTATCATATTTGTAGTAAATAAATGTTTTATTATTACTATAAATATATGGAAGATACATAAAAAATGGAAAATATCGTGTACTTTTATATAAATGTAATTTATTATTTTCAAAATCAATATGACCTATTAATTTATTATACCACATATTTGATAAAATAGTTGTTATAACTTTATATTTTTCATTGAAACTCATTGTATATAATTAATATTTAAAATACTTAAACTTTAAATATTAATTATATATAATTAAATGTCGCTTAAATTTGAAAATAATTGGAATTTATGGTATCATCACGAAAAAGATAATTGGAATCTAAATGGTTATAAAAATATATATATTATAAAAGACACTGAAACATTTTGGAAATTATATAATAATTTTGATAAAATAGGACATATTTTATATAAACAATTTTTTTTAATGAAAGGAAATATAAATCCGGTATGGGAAGATGAAAATAATAAAAATGGAGGTTGTTGGTCTTTTAAAATTCAAGAAAATCATGCTAGTGAATTATGGGAACAATTATCTATTTTACTAGTAACAAATGAAATTCTTTTAAAAGAATATAAGAATGAAATAGCAGGTTTATCTATTTCTCTTAAAAAAAATAATTATTGTATTATTAAAATTTGGAATAGTAATAGTAAAAATAATAGTATAAAAATTCTAAATCCAAATATTTTGGAACAATGGGGGTTAGAATTAATATATATTGCAAATGTTCCTGATGTCTAATATTTTATAAATTAATATATATTTTTTGGTTTTGTAGGCGATAATACTAATTTAATTTCTCCTAAAGCAGCAACAGAATATTTAATGATTAATGGATAATCATTTTTCAGATACAAATTTACTTGATTACATAAATTAGTACATCTTGTAAAAATTATTAAATATTTAAGTTCAAATAAACCTTGAACTATTTCATTAGGATTTTCAGTATTTTGTTCAATTGATAATCCTCCTTTAGAAATATTTAATTCAAAATCTAAAACTCCTAATTCTCCTTTACCTGATAAAAATAAATTATCTTTTGTACATTTTAATTCTAATTTATCAGTTGCGGATGCCATATCTTTACAATATTTTTGAAAATCTTGTGATGGTAAATTGATACAATATGGAAATATAACTGGTTCTATTTCATAATTAGTATCGTCCATATCCATCAAGTTCATTTTAAATATTTTCTTTTCTTTTTCATTTTCTAATATCATAACTAGTTTATTTATATCATCATCGTTAATTTTCCAAGTCATAGTATCAAAATGAGTCATACATTTTATACATTTTAAAAAGTTATTTAAATTTATACCTATTACTAATTTACTATGTTCATAATTATATTTATAATATTCAAACTGATCGGCATCTAATTTACAATGTATTAATATACTACTGGTTTTATTTAATTCCTTTATAATAACACCACCTACTTTTTGTTTATCATCATTAATATAATATGGGTAAAAAGTTAAATTTACATCTGTTAATAATGAGTTTAGAGTATCTATTAATATTTTAATAGGTCCCGTTTGTGTAGTTTTTAATTCTAAAACATTAACCATTTAATTGGTATTCTTAATATTTCTTTAACCATTTTAAATCAATTTTTTTATATATTTGTTCTTATAAAATGTAAAAATTGATATAAAATATTTTAATCTAATTATATTATAGATAATGCCTGCTAAAAGAACAAAGTGTAATAATTGTAACTTAAAAGTAAAAGGAATAAATATAATTACTAATAAATGTCAATGTAATTTGGTATTCTGTACTAAATGTAGATTGCCTGAAAATCATGGGTGTACTTTTAATTTTAATAATAAAATTAATTTAAAAAAAAAACTGGTCAAAGTTGAATTTGAAAAAATTAATAAATTATAACATATTAAAAAAAAATATCTAAGTTAAATTATATATAATGTCAAATACTTACAAGTTAGTAAATCCTTATATTAAAGGAGAAATGAAAACAAGTATAAAAACTAAAAATTCTATTAATGCGGCTAAGACTTTTTATAAAAATTTATCAGAACATTTCAATAATAATATTCCTAAATTCTACTTTACAATTCAAAAAGGTGGTTCGGGTAAAGGTAAACTTTACCATTTTGAAGTCTCTGAAAAGAAAACAAATTCTGAAGTAAGTTATTCAATTAAACCATATGAGGTTAAAGGTGAATTATCTGATAAATTTGTTGACACTTTAAAATCATTCAAGAGTAGATATAATAAAAAAGGTTCTGGAAAAAGTAGAAAAACCTCAAATAAAGGTAAAAAAAGAGGAAAAAAGTCAGAGAAAAAAGATAGTCCATCAGATGTAAATTATTGGGATTATGACTATGTTCCAGCTGTTTCTCAACCTTTATACTATTTTTATTATGACCCACAAGTTTACAAATTAGATTCTTTCTTCATTCCTACATTTTATGCTTATGCCACACCATTTATTGAAATAAATGGTTTAGGTTATTCGTATGTATTATAAACTGTATATTATTTATAAAAAGTAATATAAATTAAAATAGTTTTTATATTTATTCAGTTTTTCTGAAAATATAATATCTATATAAAAATGCCCAATCTCTACTTTCTTTATCTTCTCCTTTCAAATTACCAAAGAATTCACCGACAGTCTGATAAAACTGTTTATTCTTTTCATTTGCTTCAAATTGTATAACATCTTTAAAAAATGGTTTATTTAAATAATATAAATTAGAAAATAAATCAGTATCAACTAACTCCATGCCCATACTTTTTACTTTATTAATAAGTTTATCTTTAGAAAGTAAAGATTCTTCAATATATTTATTTTCATTATTAATCCACGACATATGAACATCAATAGGATTACATAGCTTATTCTTATATTGTTCATCTGTATATTTCTTAACAATTTCATATAATACTTTACGTTCACCTTCGTCAGTTGTATAATATGAAGTATACTTGTTAGATTTGTCAAATAGATTATTAACAAGATTACTATCAAAAATAGTAAAAATAAAATAGCCATCCTTTTTCAAATATGATTTAATATTATAATCAAAATTATTTATACTTATATCAGAATCACAAACAAAATGAATAGAAAATTGAGCACTAATAATATCAAATTTTTTCTCTTTTGTAAATATTTTTCCTAATGCTTTTTTATTTTCATCTGATGTATTATTTAATATTTTTATTTGAGACTCAGCATCAAATTTTCCTCTAGCGTCAGCATGTAAAAATGTTGTTTTCGGAAAATTTGGAAATTTATTTCTGAAAAAATTATATCTAGCAATGGCACCATCTGATGACGAATATATTCCTGTTAAATCTGGATCGATGCCTACATATTCACCTACTTTAGAGTGATACATTTTTGCTAAATCACCTCCACGACCACAGCCAATGTCTAATATCGATTGTCTAATAATTTTGCCCCCTTTTTCTAATTTTTTGGGAACACAATATGTATAAAAAATAATAGATTTAATGAAATTATTAAAACTTCGCATTTTTTTACATAGATTGGTTGTCTTTTGATAATAAGCATCTTGTTGTTTTTGTGTTGATATAACTGAACTTGTTAGTCTAGAGGATAATATTTTTTTTTGAGAAGTGTAATTTTCTGGAATAGCTAAATTATTTATTTCCTCAATAGTAACATCTTCTGTCATAGATTTCCAAATTCTTACAGCAAAGTCACTAAAGTTACCATATTTTTTTTTATATTTATTGACAGATTCCGTTTTATCCCATCTTGTTTTTAAAACAGACCATCTATATTGATGTGGGACTATAGAATTATTATTATATACTATTTCAATAACAGTATTATCAATAATAATATTACCTTCTAAATCTCTTACTTGACCATTTACAATTGGTAAATATATTTGATCATTATTAATTTCTGGCATAAAAGGTATTGGAACTTCAAATCCATTACTTACACCACCAACAAATAAATTTGTTACCCTGAATTCCTTATTTTTAAATGTTGATGGGATTGAATTATCAAAAATATCCATATATTTTCCCGTATCTTTATTCATTTCAAATTTTATAAAAACATCTAAAGAATTTGTATGTGGAGGTTTATATTTATAAATAGGATATTGATGTTCCTTTCTATCCTTTTTATATTTTTGTTTAATACCAGTATAAATTATACCATCTAACTCGTATGGACAATTTACTTTTTGATTATTAGTACAATTATTCCAGATTAAACTTGAAAATAAATATACTTCAGAATTATTTCCTCCCAATGGAAATAAGAATAATTTTGGAAATATTAATAAAGTTGTATCCTTTAAATTATCTATTTTTTTATTTAAATCATTAAAATATAATTCTATTTCTTTCTGATAATGTTCTTTTTGTTTACTAATTGAATAAGTTCCATCGAAAGGTTTAACTTTATATGGTTTACTATTTGGTATTTTATCACATAGTTCATATATTTTTTCTATTCTTTTTTCTAGTAATTGTTCATTACGTAAATCTTTATTATTATAATAAAAACAATCAAAAAGCATAAAAATATGCTTTTTAACTTTTGGTAAATATATTAACTCACCTTCAAATATACTTGAACCCACATTCGAAATGTTTATATTAATTTTTTTAATATTTAAATTATTTTCTATTAGAAAAGTTTCATTATTATGTATAAATAATTGATATTTATCACCATCTGCTTTATCAGTAACAGAATATACATTAGGAATATTATCAACTATATGTTGTACTTCTGCTGATATTGGTTGCATTGAATATAAATTATTAATATTTTTATTTCTATCATATACTAAAGATTTATAATTATCAATAATTTTTTTACTTTCTTGTGTTGAAATTATTATTTCTGTATTTTCAATAAGTTTTTTTATTTTAATCATTTCGTCAAGTATTAAATCTAATCCTATTTTTTTTGATTTAGGTGAATAATCTATTTCTAATTCATAAGTTGAATTTGTATTATTTATTTTATTAATATCATTAGATGTTTTAATCATCGTTAAATCAACAACTAAATCTTTAGTAATTTCTAAAGTCAATCGTTGTTTGTATCTAAAAACAATACTTTCATTATGAATCTCCTCTTTTTTTATTTTTTTTAATTCTAAATTATTCTCAACCGCAACTCTAAACCGAATATCATATGAATTTAAATCGAATATTTTATTCTTATCTTTTATCTTTTTAATAAACTCAAAATGTTCATTATCTGAATAATGTTCAATTAAAAACAAAAAAATATCATCATTTTTTTTATGATATACCAAACTTAATACTTTATTTATATCATCTATATTTTTAATTGATATACGATAAACACTTGTATTATCTATTGGATTTATAATGTCTAAAATAGTCGATTCATACAATTTTAATTTTTCATTAGTACTTCTAAATTTTAAATATTTCATAACTTTAATAAATGTAGTTAATGACAATTTATTATCATTTTTATAATTATTAAACATAATTTCAAATTCATCATTTTTTTCAATATTATTAAAAAGTTTTGATATACTTTGTTTTTCATTTGATGTTAACATATTATTAATAAGTAGAAATCCTTTTTTATATATATTTAAATTCAACTTTTTTTAATAAAAAATATCTAATATATTATATTAATGAACTATAATAATTATGTACAATCTCTAAAAAATAAAAATATATTACTTTTTGATCATCAATATAGATTATCGTATTATAAATTAAATAAAATTATAACTTTTAATAATCAAACTGGTGGTGGTAACTATAATACTAATCCTAAATTATTTAAAAATAAATCGAATGAAGACCTATGTAATATAATTAATTTAAGTTTATCAAATAATATTAAATTAGGTTATTTATATTATTTAATTTATAATTAGTTTATAATATGGAAGATTATTATAAAATATTAGATATTAAACCAGATTCTAATATTGAAGACATTGAAGAAATATATAATTTTAAATTAAGTAGATATAAAGATTTACCGTTTTTAACTAAACAAATGAAAATAGATATTAAACAACTTAAAACAGCAGAATATATATTATTTGATAAAGCAAGACGTAAAAAATATAATAATATTTTAAATAAAAACGGTCAAACTAATTCTACAAAAATTTGTGATCGTTTATTTAGTTTAAAAATGTAAAACGTGTTTTTTTTTATAAATATAATTATATGAAAACTATATTTATAAAAAATAGTATAAAAATACAGAGATATTACAGATGTTATAAAATTAAAAATATATGGAATGAAATCATTAACAATTATGATTTAAAAAATAAAAACAAAGTCGAATTTTTTTCCTATACAAAAATTATCAGAGATAAAAATTTAATAGTTTTAGTTAATGATTTTATTGATAAAGTAAATAAAATAAAATATAATAATACTATTAATTCTCGTATATTTTTAACAAGTTTTTTAATTAGTAATTTTGGAGAAGAATTACTTGGCAATAAAAAAAAATGGAATGTGTTAGATACTGAAATATATTTATGGAGTAATAAATTAATTAGTTTACTAGATGATTTACAATCATATAATAAATTAGTTATGTTAAGTACTTTTATAAATAGTTATAATTTAATGTTTAATCATTGGAAAGATTGTGATAAAGATAAAACAATACAAAATATAATTATTTCATATTATAATAATCAAAAACATATTGAATATATAAAAGAGTCACCTAATAATTTAAATGAATCATTAGAATATTTAGAAGCCACACAAACTAAATTGTTAAAGAATATTAAATTAATAGATAAAGATTTTAAAATAGAGTCCCTTATAGAAAATTATGAACAAATTTATGATAATATTAATTTAGGAATGGAAAATTTAGTTAATAAAATTACTTCAACCTTTAAAAAAGTATATGTAGATACTCTTATACAAGAATTAGAGTCAGAAGGTAATAAAATGATTTATGATTTAATACAAGATACGAATAAACGTATTATTAATATAGTACCTAAACAAATAAAACTATCTGTTACAAAAAAATTAAATGCTTATAATTTTTTAGATCTACTTGCTGAATTTAATTGGTCACATAAATTAATAAAATATATTACATTTATTTTAGATACAATTGTTATATTACTTGAAACAAAGAATACTGCGTGGAAAAATGAAATAATCACATTATTTCAAAAACCATATATTCAAAATTTTCCTTTTATGCTAGTTGAAATAAATAAAAAAATAGATAACATTTATGATTATCATTTAAAATTATTATAAAATGTATATTATAATAAATGATTATTAATGTAGAGTTATTATTAGATGATAATTATGATATAATTAAAATAGATGTTAAAAATTTTAATGAATTAACAAAATATGTGTTTTTAAACCATACTATAAAAAAAGAACATCAGATATGGTATTTTAATAATAAAAAGTTAGTTAATGATTTTATTATTAAAAAAGGAAATTACACTGTTACTAATGCTAATGCTAATAATAATATGATATCTTTGCGTATTTATAAAAGCAATAATATTATTAGAACTCCGTACTTACCCATTGATTTAACTATTAAAGAATTAAAATCAATATTATCTACAAGAGAAAATGTATATTTTAATAATATTAATTTAAATAATAATAATACTATAGGATTTTACAAGTTGAAAGATAATAATTTATTATTGATTAAATCGATTATTCGTGTAGAGAATGTGTAGGATTATCATCAATACGCGGTTTACGATTATATCTGTAGAAAACGCCAGAATATGTTACACCGTCAATACTAAATTCATAATCTTTATTGTTATTTTCAGGATCTACAAGCATATCAAATGTTTCTTTTGTATCTAAAGTTAAATCACCACACTCTAAAAATCGATCATTTTTTCGGTATAGTTTGTAGTATAAAACATTACCATTAAAATTATCATTAATTAATTTAATATGTGAATCTTTAATATTTGTATAATCGGTTATATCTCCAAGTCCTTGTATTGTAAAAAATATTTTATAATGAGCAAATTTTACTCGAATATGTTTATTTAATTTTAGATTACTAAATGAGGATAGAGCATGTGGTATGGATTCAAATGTTAAAAAGTACGAGTTGCTCTTTTCAGTGTGAAATTTTTCTTTTAAGCCTTCTAGATTTTCTAGTAAAGATTCATTAAACTCTTCAGAAGTTTGTTGAACTAGTAAAGTTCTTCCCGTCTTCCTTACAAATCTCGATTTATGATTTGTTTCTGTCATTATTCTTAATATTTATATTAATTAATTCTTTAAATATTTATAATAATTCTTTTTTTATATCTTCATTTAATTGTTTAATAAAGTTTATTGTATAATTAAAATTACTAATATTTTCTAATAATGTGTTTAAACTAGGCGGACAATTTTTATTTAATATATCTTTTTTATAAAAAGTTTCATAATTACGTATTAATATATTATAAACAATATATTTAATTATTATTTGAAAAAATTTTCTAAAATAAGTAATTTGATTTAGGTATGATAATAAGCCTGTATCATTCCATAAATACATAAACTGAAACATATCATTTAATAAAATATATTTATTTTCTAAACTTAAAAAAATTAAATTAAATTGTGAAATATCCGTAAAAGATTTTTTAAAAAAATCGGTTTGTTTTAAAATAAAATGAACTCCTGTAATTTCAGGTATTAATTTTTGATAATTATTATCTTTTGGAAAAGTTTTATATAATTCTGGTAAATATAGTGTATCATATGCGGAATAATTTATTAATTCTTTTGACATATCTTTTACATTTATTCGAATCTCAGAAATATTCCCCATTTTTTCTTGATTTTCTAATAAATAATCCATTTGTTTTTGATCTATAATATTCATTTGTAGTAACAAATAATATATTTTACATTTATTTTCTACTAAACTATTTTTTAAATTATAATATTCGCATAAATATTTTGTATCAAATAGATTTTTACAAAATTGTTTCCTTTCATTTAAATTAGTAAAAATTTCTGTAAATAAATATGGAATATCTAATGATTCACCACCGTGTAATATAGTTTTTATATTTTCATTTAAAAGTAGTTGTTTAAAAACTTGTGTCTGTTCATCATTTAGATCAGGAGGATAAAACATAAATATTTCTGATTCTTTATGTTTAGTTTCTAAATTAATTTGACATAAAGCTATTTCTCTATGTGTATCATCTAAACTTCTATTAAATTCGAAATCTATACCTATAATTAATTCATCATTAAAATTATTATATTTTTTAAAATAATCGATCATTTTAATAATATTATCTAATGAATCACATAATGTTATATTATATATTTTATTATTTCCTTCTAATATCATAAATATATATATAGTTAGAATATTAAATAAAATTATATTAAAATTGTAGAATCAATATTTTTAATATATAATTCAATAAATTCTTCGTACGCTTTAATCATATGTATTTTTTGTTTAGTACTTTCATCAACCCATTGTTCAATAGTTTTACATATTTCTATATATTTTAATTTAAAATGTTCCTTGATAAATTCATTATAATTAGATTTATCAGATTCATCAAAATTAATATTCTTTAATACATTATTCATAGCAACTCTAATTGTTTCTAATCTTATATTGTCTGTATAATTAAAACTATTTGTTTTACCTTTTGATGTATTCATTTCTTTTTCATAACCAGGTTCATTAAAATATGGGTTTTCAACAAAAATCAATGATTGAATAGAAATTAACACTTGTAAAAATGTTGATAACTGTGGACTCCATGATTCACTAACTTCGCCAGCCCAAGTTCCTAAGAGCGATAAACATACTTTTCCACAATTATATAAATTTGGATTAAACCTAACTCTGCCACCATCAGTTGTATCTAAAAGTACCTTTGGAACTATTTGTGGATAATTATCTGGAAAATAAGCATGAAACTCGAAAAGACCATTGTGATAAGGAGTATCTTTAGGTCCTACAATAAGGAAAGTAATTAGATTTAGATTACTTTTTGGAACACGCATTAATATACTACTATCCCAATTATTTGGTAGATTCTTTTTAAGACTATTAAATTCAGAAACTATACGCATAATAGTTTTTGGTTTAATAGAACTAGCTTTATTTTTAATAAATTTATGATGGTTATGTAATTCATTGTATTTAAATTGATTTTTACTAACAATATCAAAATACTGATCTTTAACATTTAATGTAGTTTTACCATTAGGTATTATGGTAGTTATTTTTGTTTGAAATATTTTGTAAAAATTAAATATTTTTATAATATCATCGCATAATAGTTTTGTAACACAATTAAGTGAACTTAAAACAGTTTCATCACTATATATATCATTAATTAAATCTTCTACAAAGTCTTTCATTGACATATAAATATTATTTATAAATTTAAATGGAATACTTTTAGGATTAACGGAATATGTTATTTTGTTTAAAATACATAATATTTCCTGAAAAATATATGTTTTTTTATCTAGTTCTAAAATAGTTAAACCAGAAAAATTACTTTTAATATAATTACTTAAAATATCATTACTAAATATAATATTGAAATCAAAATTTGATATAGTTAATTTTTGATTTATTTGTTGTAATATTTGTAGTATATCATTATTAGATTCTTTTTGTTTTTGTAGAAACTCAAGAATATTCCATTCTGAATTAGAATTACCAGAACCATACCCAGTACCAGATGACCAATATTTACCATTACTACTAATATTTTGTTTTTTATCAAGTTTTGTATTAGAATTTAATTTAATAGTAATATCAGAAGTACTAATTTTTGTCATTTGTCCTAGTTTAATTAGTAATAGTTCAATATCAGATATTTCTTTTTTTATTGAATTATCAAAATTAGTATTAAAATATGGTTCTAAACTTGAACTAATATTTTTAATATATTGATTTAATGATATTGTATAATTCCAAGTTGTACTATCAATATTATTTAAATTTAAAATTGCTATAATTAAATTTGGATTAATATAAGGTTGTATATAACTAATTTCAGGAGGAACAAATGGATAAAGAATATTATTTAATTTAAAATTTAATTCAAAATAATTAATTTTACTATGCTTTAATTTTTCACTCAGTTCACCAGTGTCATATTTTAATCTTACATTAAAACTTGTATAATTATCTTTATCGCAACAAATATAATTACTATGCGATAAATCGGTATTTACATTTTTAATTTCTCTTATAATCAACTCATATACCTGGTTATAATCTAATTTAAGTTCTTTTGGCATAGAATTTGCTAGTTCTTGTAATTCTTTTATATTACTGGAAATATATGATTTATTTTCATTAAAATGTTTTTTTAAATTAGTAAAATTCACTATACACTTTGTTTTTTCAATTTCCCTTTTAAAAATATTCATTGTATCTACTTTTTTAACATTTTTTTCTTTGAAAAAAATCATTATATATTTTTTAATTAAATCAATATCAAAATTACTTTCTTTTGATATTGAAATATTTAATTCATCTGTATCTATATCATTACTGTCAAATATACAAAAATAATTATTATATTTGATATTAATATGTTTATTTTTGTATGTAATTGTAAATTTGGTGTATTCTTTTGATGTTTCTAAATTAGTTAATTCTATCAATCCATCTGAATTAGAAGCCATTATAATAATTATTAATAAATATTTAAATAATTATTATCAACTTTTTTATAAAATAAATTTATTTTGTTGTCTTAATATACTGACTCCAGAATCTTTCAATCTCATAACCCGCTGATTTTTCTTTATATACAAATTCATCACTCTTATAGAGTGTATCACCTACAAGAGAAAATCGTGCCAGACTCTCAAGTAGAGTAATAACTGGGTCTGTATCAGCAACTACGGCTCCAGTCTTATCAACCGTGAATTTTGTTGAACCTCCAAGAACATCCATTAGAAGACCGGTCGATAGCCCTTCAACAAGTTTTACGCCTTTAAACTTTCCATGAACAGGGAACCCAGGAGTTTGAGAACGATAATTCCAAAAAGCCGTAAGAGGAAAGGCAAACCCTTCCTTTGTAAAAGATACTTTCATTTCATCAGCAAAGGTTTTCCAAGAAGACCCTGTATCTTCCGTAGAAAATCCATAAGTATTATAACTAGATTTTGCTGTACCAAATCCAGCAAAATTAGAATTAAACTGTCCATCTGTGTGGATAATATGAATAATCTTTCCGTCAAAAGAAGTATCAATCTTTCGTACATCTTTCATAACCTTAATTAGGAGGTTCATTGCTCCACGCATATTAGTTGACCCACCCCACGGTGCCCTACGAACTTGTTCATACCAATCAACAATATTATCACCTTCTAGTTTAATTAGTTGTGGAGTATTATCAAATGTAATGAAAAATCTTCCAAGTTTACTCATCATCATAGTAATTAGTCCATTAACAATAGCATATGACATTACTTGTCCCATTGAACTAGAAACATCAATAGTAGAAATAACATTTTGAGGGTCAGTCGGTTTGAGAACAGGATTAGAACCTTCTTCCATCCACTTATCAAGTGCTGACTTGTAATCAACCATAATCTTTTCTTTGTGATCCTTTACTAGATCCATAAACTGTGCGTGAAGAACTTTACGTTCAACAGTACTAATATTTCCCTTACTAATAGCATCGGCAAGTTTCATTGAATCAATCTTTCCATTTAGTTTACCTTCAACCGCTGCATTTACAATCTTTTTACGGAGTTCAATACGTGCTGGTTCTGTTGTTCGGTTTCCAGTTTCCTGTTGATAAAGTGTAGGAACTGTATCTACAAGTTCATTAGCAAGTGCTTTTCTGTACTTGATAGTAGCACCCGATGAAATCTTCGAAGGGTCAATTTCTGACCACTTTTGTGTAGCCATTAGAGGTTCGACAACTCCAAGTAGATATGTTAGACTAGAGATAAACTTGCGGAATACACCGTTTGTAAAACTCATATACTTTTTATGATTAGCAAGAACCTTTGCGCTTTCAAGACCACCTTTTGTCATAACATGATGAATCATACGGTTTCGATGAGAACTATTATGCTTTCCTTCACGTGGAAACCACTTTGCTGCAAGGGATAGTCCCTTGACTTCTGGATACTTTGATAGAAATTCATCAAATGTAATCTTCTTTGATTCTTTAGATAGTTTATCTACAAAAATCTTAAAATCACTATGTGAAAAATGTGGCGCGGGTCCATAATGAGGAAATCCTTTTCCGCTGGTTAGTTTACGAATATCTTGATCAAGAGCATTCATATATACATCAATAGCATCAGTAGCGATTTTTGGATAACCTGGTTTCTTATTTTCGTTTACAAAATGTGTTGTAAGTGCTGATAGGTCTTTGAAATATCCATATGTCGGAAATAGTCCGATCATCTTACTAGCAATATCTGGATGTTCCTTATGAAGAAGAGAAAAGAGAAGATAAGAAATAGAACGATGACCTTTACCAGTCTTGGCTTCCCGCTTACCACCAGTGACTGCTCGTTCGCGGAAAATGGAACGAATAAACATATCAAACATGATTCCTTGGTTAATAGGAGTACTTGTCTTTTCCATAATAGAGAAAAGTTCCTTTACTTTTGTAGTAATAAACATTCGCTGGGGTGAAGGAATATTCTCAACCGGATCTTCTGGTAGTGCCGGAGAAGCCTTACGCTTAGAACCGTGACCCTTTGTATGCTTATATTTTGTAGCAGTCTTAATTTCATCATTAACTAGTTTTTGAGATAGTTCAAGTAGTTTTCCAGCGAAAGCTTCTACTTCTCCAGAATAATAACTAGAAAGACTCGAATAATTAATATCGTCATTTTCTGTAAGTCCTAGTTCAATTGGAGATTGTTTTGTTTCTTCTGCCGTGGTTGATGCTACTTGTTCAAATGCAGAAGCAAGAGTAGACTCATTGACACCAGAAGTTTTCTTCATATCATTCTTTACAGCTTCGACCTCAATATATTCTCGAATAATCTGACGTTCTTCTTCTGTAGTATTATGTAGATGCTTGGGGATTTCCTTACCAGTATAACCGTCAAAACCAACATCAAAATCATTAAATAGAAGTACTAGTTCTACTTCAACCCCTTCAGAACCAACATTAACAGCGCGGTTGTGCTTGATCCATTTCACAAGTTCTTTACCTCGTGATGGTGGATTACTCATAAGAGCAGAAAAAAGAGAACTTTCTTGGTTATTAGAATTCGCAATAATAGTGTGAGATGACATTATATAAATAATTTTATAAATTATAAAATTATTTATCAATTTTTTTAAATAAATATGCTAATTAAAGACTTAATATATAAATTACCAAATGTAGATGAAGAAACATTATATTCTAATTTTGATAATTTAATTAAATAACCTGTTAATTCATCAACAGGTATATCTTTTGTATTTTCTAAAATTATAGAAGATAATTGTCCTAAAAATAAGGATAATGAAATACCAGTATCAATTAATTCTTTTTTAATAAAACTATATTTATATTCTAGACTTGCTTCTTTATTTAGTAGCATTTTCAATACTTGCTTTAATTTTTTATTATTTAATAATCCAACCGTTTCATAACAATATTTTTTTTTAATAATATCTACTCTCATACTAATACTTTGTAGTAAATTAATACTCTTTCTAAAGTCTCCATTAGATAGTTCAGCAATAACATTTAGAGCATCTTTTTCATATTTAATATTTTCTTCTTTACATATATTTGATAATTTTTTTATAATATTTTTTTTATCTACTGGAAAAAAAGTAAAATTTAAACACCTAGATTTAATTGGTGGTATTATTTTATTTTCATAATTACATATGAAACAAAATCTAGTTGTATCAGAATATTTTTCAACAATGCGTCTTAATGCGAATTGTGCATCAAAAGTCATTGCGTCAGCTTCATCTAATATAATTAATTTAATACCTTTATTAAATAATGTAATTTTTTCAGCAAAACCTTTTATCTCCTCTCTAACTGAATTAATACCTCTATCATCTGAAGCATCCAGTTTCATTACCATAAAAGTTTTGGATTTACCATATAATTTTTCAACTATTGCCATTACCGTAGATGTCTTACCTGTACCAGACCCTCCACTAAATATTAAATGCGGAAAAGATCCATTTTCTATCATTTTTTCGAGTATTTTAATAATTTTATCTTGTCCTAAAATATTATCAAATTTTAATGGTCTATATTTTTCAATCCATAATAGATTTTCCATTATAATATATATAAATTAAAGTTTTAAATACTAAAATCAATTTTTAATTATTTTTATAATAAAATACATTAGATTATAATATTGAATGTATTCGTCACAGCCTTTAATTAAATATTGATCTATATCTGTGATTTTTTGTATAATTAATGCTTTGTTTTTATCAGATAATGTTTTATTAAAAATAATTAAATCAGATATTTTTTCTAATTGTAATGTTAAAGAATATGAAGATTTATATATATATTCGATAATATTTATAACTTTTTGTTCCTTACACTCTATTGCGTATTCAAATAATTTATTTAAAATATTTTCAGGTATTAAACCAGACATATTGTCAATTATATTTTTTTGACATTTATTGTTAATATTATTTTGTTTAAAATATTTATTATTCATACATTTTTGAAGAAAATTTACTGCCTTTCTAAGATCACCAGAACACGTTTTAATTATATATTCTATATTTTCTGTTGAACATTTTATAGATTCTTTTTCACAAATTTCAATTAATTTTTTTTTAATTAAATCTTTTGGTATTGGTCTAAATCTAAATAAAGAACATCGAGATATAATAGGATCAATAATTTTATTATGATAATTACATATAATACAAAAACGTGTTACTTTTGAATAATCTTCCATTATTTTTCTAAGAGCAAATTGTGAATCAGATGTCATAGTATCTGCTTCATCTAATATTATTATTTTCCATGGTGGTATACCTTCACATTTATTTATAGAATTTCGAGCATATGTTTTTATTTTATCTCTAACTGCTCTTATGCCTCTTTCATCAGAAGCGTTTAGTTCAATAACTCTATCTTCCCAATATTTATCACTAAATAATTCCCTAGCTAATGCTAATATTGTAGAAGTTTTGCCACATCCTGAAGGTCCAAAAAATAGTAAATGAGGAATATTTTGTGTAATAATAACTTTTTTTAATGATAATATTATTTCTTCTTGTGATATAACATCTTTTAATTTTTTAGGTCTAAATTTTTCTATCCATGATTCATTATTCATTTTATATATATTATTAATATTCTTTTATGTTAATAAATCATTTTTTTTCTTATTTAAATTAATGAATAATAATATAAATAAAAATTTATTGAATTGTTTTAAACCTACTCAGAATAATCCATTTATGAATTATTTAAATTTAGGAACACCAACTAACAAAACAGAAGCGTGTAATGTTAGTAAAAAAAAAATAGAAAAAACATTTTATGAAGGTTCTATGTTAACTCCTCATGAATTAAGGATTAAAGATAATTTTATTGAACAGTATGAAACAAAAACAGTAACAACAGTTGTAAATGATCAATCAGCTTATGCCAAATTTTTATTTCCTAATACGGCCAGATGTAGAGATGATGGATATTTATGTAAAATAAATAATGACGTATCATCACGTAATGATAGAAGTGTTATAATTAGTGATAATTATAGACCAAAATATTTAGATATTTACGGTGTATATGAATCATATAAATAATTAGTTTCTCGGTTAAATATATACTTTAATTATATAAATAATATTAATGACAGACCATAATGAATATGATATTCTTGAACATACAAAAAATATATTATCCAGTATTAATACTACAAGTAAAACAATGGATAAAATAAGACAATTAAAGAAAGTTTTAAAATTATTAAGAAATAATAGTAATACTTATGATTTAAAAAATTTATTACAATTAACTGAACAAGAATATAATAAAAATCTTGATATACATAATACTTTTAGATTGATATCCATAAATGATATAGAAAATATAAAAAATATAAATAATATAAATTTCACACAACTAAATGAAGAAGGAAATACAATATTACATCACTGTATTAAAATAGGAGATATTGAAATTTTAAACGAACTATTAAAAAAAGGTGGTAAAATTGATTCAATAAATGGTAATGGTCATACTTTACTTGAATACGCGTGTTTAATACAAGATCCTAATATAATTAAAATTTTAATATCTTTAGGTGCTAATATAAAAAAACATATATTTTTTAGAAAAGGTAATTATAATAAATATTTATTTAAAGAAGACATTGATTTAGCAATAATTTTAAAAGTTTTAACATTAAATTCAATATTTCAAAAAGAATATAAAACTTTTATTTTTTTAGAACATTTTTTTAATATAAATCAATTTATTGGTTTAGAAAAATATACTATTAAAAACATACTGTTAGGATTAGAAAAAATGTTTGAAAATAAAAATACATATCAAACATATAAAAATATCATAATAGAAGAACTTGAATATTTTGATTTTAATTTTCAAAATAATATAAAAAATTGTTATGAAGATAAGGTTGATATATTACTTGTTAATTTAATTCCCTTTATAAATTATCCTTTTTCATTATCTTGTTCTTTTATTTTATTTAATGAAATAGAATTTAAAATAAATAGTATAATAAAAGATAATAAAAAAAATTATAAAAATTTACTTTTAAATTATATTTTTACTAATTATATTGAAAATAAATTATTTACAGAAGATTATATTGGAATAATTGTATATAGAATTTTAGAAAAAAATAAAATATAAAAAAAATTTCTATATATATATATATATATGAGTAGTGATCGTACAATTTACGATAAAGAAGCATATTTAGTTAAGACTAATGAAAGTAATAAACCATTAAAATGGATGTTAGATTTAAATGCCCATGAAAATTGTGAAATTTGTGGAGATAAACCAAATATTTCAGTACATCCAAACAGAGTCGAGTTAGAAAGTGAATTATTTGGTCTTGATCGAAAATTATCAAGAGATCCAAAATCAAAATACCAAAAATCAGAAATTATAGCAGATAGTTTAAATTATGCACCAGCGTATGTGTGTGAAAGAAATATTCAAAATTCTTCATTTTTAAGTCAAGATATATCTAATCAGTATATGGAAGATTTAAGAAAACAATCACCTGAAGGTTTTAATAATAATACTAACACTAATAAATGTAAATTAACAAACTTTTTAGATAATAATAATATTGATACATCAAATAAAGTTAATTAAAATAATTTAGTAAATAAAAATATTTAAGTTTTTTTTAAATTATTTTTCTTACATATTATATATATGTCAAATACTTTCACTAGAACATTTTATGATAATATTGAACATCAAATGTATGATGAAAATACAAAAGATACAAATGATTACGTTATGAATAAAGTGGCCCAAGAAAATTCTGGTATATGTTATACACCAGACCACAGTGTAAACGGTATTAGTGAATTATCAAAACCCGCTAATAATGATGGTTCTTTAAATTTAAAAGACAGGGTCGTACAAGAAACTTTACTTCAAAATAGACATCTTGAATTAAGTAGTTTTGATAGAACTAACAAGGATTACGCTAAAACAACTGTTAGTAAACCAAAAGATTGTAATATTGAACATGTGACTAATGCTGATACAAGATTAACTCACCCAATTATTAATTATAGAGGTATGTATAGTGCTAATTATAAATTTACTCCATATTTACACACGAACCCTCAAAAAGTATTAAGTTCAAATGAAAAATATATTTCTCCAAATCGTTTTGGAAATTCAACAAGATTAGATGCTAAAAAAAATAATGATAACTATAAAAATGATTTAGTTGAATTTAAAAAATTAGTTACTGGTCTCTTACCAAAAAATTAATAAAATAAGCGTATTGAATTATATAATTTTTAATTTAAAAAATTATATAATATAATTATATATAATAATGAATGTTTTTGATATTAATATACAAAAAGAATTTGATAAATATAATAAAAATATTGTATCAACGAATGATTTAAATTTTTTAACCCAATTTGAATTACACCACGGTAATAATGATAATTTTAATAAAGAGGAAAATAATTTACAAGCACCATCAATTATATCTGGTATAAATAGAGAAGATTTTGATTTTTCTCCAGGTAATAGTTTTGATAAAATAAATCTATTACCTGGTAGTAGACGAGATAACTCTTTAGTTTTCAGAGACAATTTTAAAAATGTAAAAAAGAAAAAAGAAAATGACAGTTTTTTTGATGTTGGTGTAATTAATACTAATATATTAGCATCAGGTCAACAATATAATAATGAATTACATAATTTTAAAGATAGATTAGGTGATTCTATAAAATTAAATAATAATAGTTATGATAAAGAGACTATGTACCAAAAAATTGGTGATATTGACGGAATCCCTATTACAGATTTAACACGAATTAAACATAAAGATCAAAAAGAATTAAGAGGTGGTGGAATTCATAGTCAGCGATTACAGTCTGAAGGTTTAACAAATATTACAAAAAAAAATGGTCAAGGGAAAAATATAGATCCTACCGATCTAAAACAAACTACTTGTAAAAATAAATATAGAGAACAGAATTATAAAGATTTTCTTAAAACAACCGGAGTAAATATGAAACATACATATAGAACAAAAATAGATTTATCAACAATAAGAGAACAAACTACAAATAATAAATATATAAATGCTGGTGTAAATCCAGTTCCAAAGGATACTCATAGAAATAATCAACCATTAAATAAAACAAAAAAAGAAGATAATATTAAAAAAGTATATATTGCCAATCCAAAATCAGTTATTGATAAAGAAAACTTTAGAAATAATCAAAAAGCTATTAAAACACAACGAGAAAAAAATAATACTTATATAAATCATATGAAAATGGATATTAATAAACCAATTCACCATAATAATCAACCAATGGTTACAACTCAAAGAGAAGATAAAAATAATAATATTTCTAATGTCAAATCTCAAGTAGATAAAGAAAATTTTAGAAATAATCAAGATGCTAAAATAACAGATAGAGAATATATTAATAATAATATTACAAATTTAAAATATTCGGTAGATAAAAATATTTATCATAATAACCAACAAGCAAATAACACTATGCGTGGTGATAATAATGAACATATTACTAATATAAAAGGTGTTACAGATAAACATTATTACAAAAATGATAATCTTGCGAATAAGACTATTAGAGAAAATACTGGTGACAATAAACATCACGGTACAGTTGCTAATTTAACAGAGGCACAATTATATTATAATAATCAACAAGCAAATAACACTATGCGTGGTGATAATAATAAACATATTACAAATATAAAAGGTGTTACTGATAAACATTATTACAAAAATGATAATCTTGCGAATCAGACTATTAGAGAAGCTACGGGTGACAATAAACATCACGGTACCGTTGCTAATCTAACAGAGGCACAATTATATTATAATAATCAACAAGCAAATAATACTATGCGTGGTGATAATAATGAACATATTATTAATATAAAAGGTGTTACTGATAAACATTATTACAAAAATGACAATCTTGCGAATAATACTATTAGAGAAACTACTGGTGATACTAACTATCAAGGTACAGCTATTAATTCAACAGAAGGTGAAATTTATCATAATAATCAACAGGCGAACGAAACAGTAAAAGAAAAAAATTTATATAGTTATAATGGTATTAACTTTCAAAATTCTAAACATAGTTATCATAATAATCAAGAAGCAAGACATACTGTTAGAGAAGACGAGTCCAGTCATTTAGGTACTGCTTATCATAATTCGGGTGATACTTATCATAATAGGCAACAAGCTAATACTACACTTCGAGAATCAAATGGTTATGAAGAATATTCAGGACCATCATATACTAATGGTACTAAAAAATATATACATTCTGATGATATAACTAGATCAGGTGTTGTAGAAGAAGTATTAGCAAATGATTATAAAGGTGTAGATGGAAAAATAGTTTCTGATTTACCATCAAGAAAATTATTAAATAATTATTATCATAATAAAAGAATAGAAAAAAGTTTAGATAGAACAGATAGAAATCCAAATGGGGGTAAAGGACAATTAAATTTAGGTGTTAATAATTTTGGTATTCAAGCTAATACAAATAATCGGGGGGAGAAATACATTCATAATGTTCCTAAAAGTTTAATTTCAAGTAGTTATATTCTTGAAAAAGAGAATCTTGGTACAAGAGGTAAAATTTCAACACAAACTAGAAATAATATAAATACTTTATTATCTAGTACTCTAGACGGTAATCCATATATAAATAATAATGTATTTAAAAGTAATTCGACTGTTGATTTATTTGATTATGCTAGTAATCAAACAGAACAATGTGATAATTAATTTAATGATTTAATCTTATGTTTGTTTTCTTTTAATATATCATTATATAAATTTAATATTAATTCTTCTTCTTTATCATCATCTTTTTTAATTATATTATCAGTATGTTCTAATAAAATATTATTAATATAATTATAAGATTCAATAATATGATTTAAATTCCTAGCACCAGTTATAATTATATTTCCTTTTTCAAAAATAAATATACTTATTTCTTTTTCTTCTTCATTACAATTAACTGGTGTAAATTTAACTATTACACAAGCACGTATACATTTTTCATAACTAGCTTTTATTTTTTTTTGTAATAATAATTTAAAAAACTTAGTTCTATCTATCATCATATTTACTTTATAATTTGAGTTAATCATATATATACTAAAATCACTAATATCAATATTACTTTCAATAAATTTTATTTCTCTGATTTCATCTTCAATTAATAAAGCTTTTACTTGTGATAGACGAAATGCTAGTTTATTTAATGCTCTATTTGTATAACTAACTTTTTTAAGTCCAGAAATTTGAATACTACCATTTTTAAATAATTTTAAATTTAATTTTTTTACTGTATTTAAATCATCATAATCACCTTCATTTATTCTCACTACGATAGTAACTTGATTATAAAAAGGACTATTTTTTTTCAAAGTATTCTTTTTCGTTCGTCTTTTTTTTTCTTTAACAGGTATTAAGGTTCTAATTTTTTCTTTATTAATTTTAACTGTTAATATATCATTAGAATCTAAGGGTAAATAATTATAAATATTATTTAAATCTAAATTTGTACTTAACTTACATTTAGCACACATCGTCGAAATAAAAACACCCTTTGGTAGAGTTTTTATCTCGTTATTTTTGATATCTAAAAAATCTATAAAATTGTGATTATTCCAATATTGAGTCATCTCTAATTATTTAATGTAGTATATCTTTAAATACTAAAATATATTTAATTCAATTATTTTATTTTTAAATATATATCTAGATATATATATAAAAAATGTTTAATATAAAGTATTCGCCTACAAATATTAATTTAAATCAAAGAATAAATTCAATTCATAAAATAAATTCAATTCATAAAATAAATTCAATTCATAAAATAAATTCAATTCATAAAATAATTATTTACGGTAAGCGATATTTGAAAAAATAATCTAAGTATTAAAATAATGTTTTCTACAAACTGTCATATATTCATCTTTTGCTCCAATTAAAATTTGACTTTCATCTGAAGATTTACGATAACTAAAAATACCTGGAGTTCCATCTTTACATATTTGACAAAGAGCTGTAATCTTTTTACAACTATCGGCATAAGGAATCAAATCTAATACTTGTCCAAATTTATTTCTATTTGAATCACCATCTAACCCTGTTATAACAACATTATAGTTTAAATTTTCTACAAGATTTAAAACCTGTTCTTTCAAATCTTTAAAGAACTGTGCTTCATCGATAAAAATAGTATTATGATAACTTTTACAATAAGAATATATATCTGTAAGATTTTGTATCGCAATACATTTTTCTTTATCATAATTATGTGATACAATTTCATCAGATGAATATCTATTGTCAATTTTTGGTTTGACAATTAAATAATCTTTTTCACATACTTTTAATAATCTCACCATTCTAATAATTTCACAAGACTTGCCAGCAAACATTGGTCCAATTATAATATCTAATCTAGGCATTATAATATTGAGATTAATAAATAACTATAGTAATAATCAATTTTTAGTATACTTTAAATTTCCAAAATCATCATATAAATCTACTCTAATATTAAGTAATTCTTTTTCGGATATCGACAATTTAGCGAGCTTCCAATCATCATTTACTTTTTCAGCTATCTTACGTTTTATAATTTCTAGTTCTTGAGTTTCTTCAAAATAAAGACTTATATTAAATTTACCCAGTTTCCCTATTTTACCAGTACGTTCAATAATTTCGTCTATATCACGAATATGTACAATTTCCCAGTAATTATCATCTTTTTCGTATCTAACCATTGACATTAAAATTAATAAAATACTAATGTTAAAGGTTACTAGTATCAATTTTTTAATAAGTTAAAAATTCGTAGTAAATTAAAGTCCTATTTAATATATAGTACCGTTTATACAACCATTGTTTAATTATTTTTATAAAATCCTAAATTATTCATTCATTCTATATTTACCAATAGATAATTCTTATAGGATAGTTTAATAATATTAAATTTGTATGTTCCTCATCTGACAAAGATTTTATTGATTTATATAATTTATAACTAAACCTTGCAATATATAACCCAAGTAAATTTGATAAAATTACAAAACATAAACCTAAATTTTCATTTGAATAATCATCTATATTATTATTTTTCTTTATTTTTATATAATAATATGAGCATAATGTTAGTCTCATAATATTATTTAGAATTTGATATATTGAATAAGTTAATACACCACTTGAATGATAACTTTTAGCACTATGATAACCATATAAGGCAATTAGTAATGGTAAAAGATAAAAGAAACTATAAAAAGCATAAAAACAACCGAAAAAAATATCTATCATTGAAAACATTCTAACTGTTTTTGATAATCTATAACATTTTACAATTTTATCATTATTTTCAGATTCAGATTCAATATTATTTTCTGACATTATAATAAAAAATAATCTAAATCTTTATATAATGTTTTTAAATATAGAAAGTTTTAATACTAAATATAAAAATAAAAAAATTGGTTTTACTTGTAGTTGTTTTGACTTACTTCATAGTGGTCATTGTATAATGTTAAAAGATGCTAAAGAACAATGCGATATTTTAATTGTTGGTCTTCAAACAGATCCAACTATTGATAGACCTGAAAAAAATAAACCAATACAAACATTTGAAGAAAGGAAAATAATGATTGAAACTATTAAATATGTAGATGAAGTTATTACTTATTCTACAGAAAAAGATTTGTATGATTTATTAGTATTATTAAATCCAGATGTACGAATTATCGGTTCTGATTGGTGTAATAAAAAATATACAGGTTATGAGTTACCAATTACTATGTACTGGCATAAACGAACTCATTCATGGTCAACATCAGAATTAAGGAAAAGAGTTTATGAACGTGAAAAAATAAAAGATCTTATATTTCAATAAAACCACTTTTAAATTTAATTTCTTTTTGTGGAATAAAATATTTATCTACTATATCGCCTATTAGTGATTCTATATATTTTTTATAATTATTTGTTTTATCTATTTCTAAAACTTCTGTACTAAGCTTATCGTTTATTTCAATTAATTTTATATTAAAATTATCTGTTAACATTATATCGCATCCAAATTGATGAAAACAAAAATTATTTTCGTCATAACATTTAGCTTTAATAACCTTTTTAACTCCTCTGAATAATTCATTAATTTGTTTTATTATATTATCAATATTTTTTTTTCCAATTAAATCATAAAAGTCATCAGGAAAATAATATATTTTATCTGTTGTTTTCAAACGACTATCATGAATATTTTTATTAGTATAATCCCCTTTTAAATATTTTTCTTTTGCTATAAATGATAAAAATTTGTTATAATAAAATTGTTTTTTATTACTATAAATATACAAAACACGAAAATGAAATTTTTTACTATCAATTAAATATGGATTATTAATATATTCTTGTAATATCCATTCAATTTTAGATTTTTGTTTTTTACTATTTTTAAACTTATTATAAATATTTAAATTTATTTTTGAATAGAAATATTTATTTTTATTAATTATCATATTTATTATATTTTTAAAACTTGAAAAATTTTCACAAACAAAAATACCTGAACCAGCCCATCCATAAATCTCTTTTAAAATCCATATCTTATTATTATTAAAATATTTTTTATAATTATTTACATTATCATTATCTTTGAATATATTAAATATATTTATATAGTGATCTTCAAGTAAATATTTATTAATTTTATTATCATTATGTTTTTTCATATTTACATTTAAATTGTATTTATTTGTTATACTCTCATTATCTCCTTTTAAATTAGCTCTATTTTTTAAATACGTAGGAATATAGTATTGTTTATCATATTCATTTTTCCCATCAACATATATAAAATCAGGGTTATCTTTTTGTGGTTCTTTTAAATTATATTTTTCCCAAATATCACCTCTTTTTTTTAGAATTAATTTTATTTCTTCGTCAGTTAAAACTTCAGATTTAAATAAGTAGTAAAAAGGTGGTTTTTTAATAGACATTAAAATTAAATAGATTTTAAATTTTGACGTTTCCGTGTTGTATATTTTGCTACATGATTAATATAATAATATGCTCTATATTCTTCATTCCATTTTTCCTCCCGTGTATAAGGTAAATTATTAGACATAATTTTATCAATAGGAATAGTTGGATTTAACCATTGAGTATGTTTTGTTATATCACACACATAATAATATCTTTCATACTCATGATCATATAATCTTCTCCAATCGTGTGGTAAATTTGATTCTGGAACATAACTATACAAGTTATCTTCAATATAATCATATTTATTATTATCATCGGATAAATAAAGAGGATTGTTATGCGATGGTTGCGAAATTATATATTCATAATTTTTATTACTTATAACTCTGTTCATTATTTAAAAATAAAACATATCTTTTAATAATGATAGTATTGTCTTGGGATGTAGGTATTTTAAATCTTGCATTCTGTTTAATTGATTATAATACGGAAACTAAACAATGGAAAATATTAGATTGGAATTTAATTAATCTAACTAATAGAAATCAAATAAAATGTTTTCAGTGTGGATGTAAACCAGCTCTATATCAAGAAACTAATAATAATCGTATTTATACTTGTAAAAATCATAAGAAAAATGTAAATTGTACTCCTCCTACTTTTGAGGATGTGTGTATAAAAATTAAAGCTGGCACATTATGTTCTTTTACAAGTAAGAAAAAATGTGACAAGATGATACAATATTTATTTAAAAATGAATATAATTATTGTAATAATCACGCAAAATCAGAATACAAAAAATTAACAAATTCATATCAATTAAAAGAATTTAAAAAGAAAAGTGTAAAATCTATGGATTTGGAAATTATCAGATTAAAATTAATAAGAGAATTAGATAGTAGACCTAATCTTTTACAAGCTGATATCGTTTTAATTGAGAACCAACCTACTTTAAAAAATCCGAGAATGAAAGCAATATCATCGACAGTATACGATTTTTATTTAATAAGAGGTATTATTGATAAGGATAGAACTAATTCTACTATTGAAAAAGTAAAATATATGTGTCCAAGTAATAAATTAAAATTAGCAGATGATGGTGATTCACAACAACTTGTTAAACTCAAAGGAGATGAAGCAAAAACTTATAAACTAACAAAGTCTCTTGGAATAAAATACTGTATGGAAATGATTAAAAATTTTCCTGAATGGACTGATTTAATTAATTCATTCAAGAAAAAAGATGATTTAGCAGACGCATTTCTACAAGGTATGTATCATATAATGTTAAAATAAAAAATTATATCATTATATATATGTATAAAAATAAATACTTAAAATATAAGGAAAAATATCTTAATTTAAAAAATCACTGTATATCAGTACATTTAAGAAAAGGAATTAATGATAATGGTGATATTATAAATACAATGAATAGTTGTGATACTGATTTATGTTTACAACAAAGAAATAACTTTTTATTTTCATCTAATTTTGAATTAGATCAATGGAGTAGTTGGAATTTTATATTTTCTAATACACCGTATTTTTTTAAACGCGATTATGATAAAGATATAACAGATGAATTATCACAAGATAGTAAATATAAATTTTTTGATGATAATTATATCCCTTTTTTGAATATACTTGATAAATTAAAATTAATATATCAAAATGAATATTCGTATAATAACAATATCTATTCTGAAAAATACAAAGGAATGAAAATAAATATACCTGAAAATTCCCAAGTACATTTTATTGGTGATATCCATTCATCAATTAATAGTCTACATTATTTATTTAATAGATTTCAAAATTTAGGAAATATATTTTCTGGAAATTCATTGTATCTTTTAAAAAATCAATATATCATATTTACAGGTGATTTAGTTGATTATGGGCCTTATGGTTTGGAAATATTATTTTTTATTTTCAATTTAAAAGTATTAAATCCAAATAATGTTTTTATTATAAATGGTAATCATGAAGAATACTCTGTATATAAAAAAGAACAATCTAATGTAAATTTATCTTTAGAAATGAATAATCAAATACCACTAAGAAAAAAACTAGTAACTGAAATTTTATTATTTTTACCAGTAGTTATATTTTTAATTTTTAACGGTAAATCTTACCAAATTAATCACGGAGCTATTATACGAGAAGAAGCCGGGTATAATGAAGAAACCTTTGATTTTGACAAAACTAGTAAATTAAAAGATTTTTTAAATAGTAGTAATAATATAATATTATTTAATGATGGTAATGATTTTTTATGGGGGGATTTTAAATATAATAATGATGATTTAGGTTGGACATCTACAAATTATGGCAGAAATATGTATCATATTGATATAGTTAAAAAATACCTGGATAAACATAATATTGAATGTATTATTAGTGGACATCAAGATACAGTTAGTATTGGAATAATGCCTAATAATATTGATATAGATAATATATATATATCATCCTCTGAATATTTAGAATATCAAGAGACAGACGGTTTAATAACATATGATAAATATAATAATGATTTAGAAGATGATGAATATAATTTTGAAATTAAAGTTAATAATATTTTAGCATTAACAATATCATCAGCTGTTACAGTACAAAAAGGTGCTATATATTACTGTTATATTACTTTAAAATAATAAAAAAATTGATATTTCTTTAAAAAATGTATTAATAATAATTATTAATGGAAGAACAACTTAAATTTTATGAAACAAACTCACCTACGCTTAAATCTCATGTTAATTTTATTTTTACGGAAAGAAGTGCTAACTTTTTCTCGTGTTATTTAATTGATTTTAATATTAATGCGATTATGCCTGTACAAATGTTAACAAAAAGAAAAAAAATTAGAAGTATAAATAAACTTACACCACTAAATAAACCAATGATTGGTATTATTGAAGATATTTCTGATACTGATATATCAATTAGTACAGCGTATATTGACGAAGAAGATGAAAAATATATTGCTTTTAAAGAAAATAATCAAAAAAATATTGTATTAAAGGGTATATTTAAACGATATTCATATAAAAATACAAAAAAAATAAATGAATTGTGGGAATCAATCATATATCCGTTATTTAACGAACTCAAATCATCAGAGTGTGAAGATTCTTTGTATGATTATTTTGTTTCTCAATATGAGACACTAAAAATAGATTCAGATTTAAAAGATTTTATTAAAGAAAATATTATTATCAATATTAAAAAAGATTTTGAAAATAATTTTAAACTAGTTTCAATAGATGGTATAGAAACTACAAAAAAATTACTTGAAGATTCATTAAAGGAATATCAAAAAGAAGTAAATTGTGATATAAATTTAGATTATACACCAAAATATACACTTTTATCAGTACAAGAAGATAATAGTGTATTTTTTAAAATTTTAAATAATAAAATAACTACCCAAAATCTACAAGTATTTGTAGCAAATTAAGTTTCTGATAAATTAATTGTTTTCTTTAACCCCATTGTATGTTCTAAACTATATTTGCTGTTATTTAATGGTTTAGATCTTTTCAATACATATTCATTTTTTGCCTTCTTTGTTGGTTTAGTAAGTATTTTTTCAATTTGATATATTCTAGATATCATAGGTGGTTTAATATAATTATATTCATAATCATTTGATACAAAATTTTTTCTAAATTCGCTAATTGATAAAACACCTCCATATTTTTTAAGTACTTTCCACGATGGAGACTGTACTATTTTTAAAGTTATATTATAAGTTTTTTTATAAAAATAATACAATAAAGAAGATCTTTTAAAAATATTATCATCATTTAAATTTATATTATAAGATAAAGCACAATTATATGAACAAAAATTACCAAATGTATAAAATTGTTCTTTAAAATAATATTCAGGCAAACAAACTGTTGGTGTAGTATAACTGTGTCTACACCACCAACAATTAATATTATCATTTTCTAAATCATTTGAACTAATATTATATAATTCATCATTAATTATACTATTATCTAATTCATTCATTAATTGGTTTACTTTTTCTTTTAATTTTTTTATCTGAATATCTTTTGAATCAATATTTTTTATAAATATATCATCATCGTTATCTATATTAATAGGTAAATGTGTTATAATTGGATTTTCTTTATTTGTGAGAGTAGTATTAATTGATACTTTATTTTTTGGTTTTCTACCTCTTTTTGGCATAATTGACATATAATTTAAAGTTATATATAACTTTAAATTATAATATAAATATTAATTTAAAGTTTCATTCATGCTTTGATATATCATTAATATTTAAAAAACGTATTTTTTTATATTACTTGCATTATGTTTTTTTTCTTACGACCTTTTTTCTTTGTATCGCTATCAGTTACAATTCTATCATTATTACTAGTTTCCTCTTGTGTATCTGTATCATTATCATTATTATCTCTTGCGTGTAATCTACCTAATATATCATTAACAGTATCATTCTTTATTATTTTAGGTATAGGTCTTTGATCATTATTTGGTATTAAATTATTAGGATGTCCTGGATTTAAATTAATTGGGTGATGAGCTTTTCTATAAGATTCATTATTATTAACCGGTGTTTGATTTACTTCATGTGTTCTCAGTTGTGCATTATGTATTTCATTATTCTTTAATAATTGCTCTTTTAATTTTTGATTTTGTATTTGTTGATCTCTTAATTGTTGTTTCATTTGTCTTTCTTTATCTTGTAATTCATTTCTTTGTCTTTCAATATTTAATTCTTGTTCAGTCATAAATTGAGAAGATTTTTCTTTACCTGCGACTAGTTTAGAAATCATATCCGGATTATTCTTTAATACTTTATCTAATCCTGGAATATTTGATAAATGTGCTTTTGAAAAATGAAAAGCAGACCCTGATGCTAAAACTAATAGTATTAATTTAGTTTCTGGTGCCATTTTACCACCCTTGCCTTTATATTTTTCATACAATTCTTCTAACACATCATCATAACTATCTACTTCAACGCTCATATGTTCTGACCATCCACTTAGTTGAAAATTAAATGGATCATATTTATCATTTAAAAACTCCGTAACTGAACAAGTGTTTAGTAAAATATTCTTGTATAATTTAATACCATTTCTTTTATTAGCAAAACTTTTTAATAAATCATATTCATATTCCATATCTTCAATCTTTGAATTAAAATCATATTCTTTTGATAATTTATATCCCTTGTGTTTTAATTCACTTAGTTTTCTTAGTAATTCAATTTTTTTTAATCGTAATTGTTGTTGTGTTAGAACTGGTTTTGATGATACTACATTTGTATCTGTCATATTATTTTTGATTTCAGAATGACGCGATTGGTTTGAACCATTTGATTGGTTTGAATCATTTGATTGGTTTGAATCATTTGATTGGTTTGAATCATTTGATTGGTTTAAATCATTTGAATGGTTTAAATCATTTGAATGGTTTGATACTATTGAATCAATTAGATTATTATTAAATTCTTCATTATTATTTCTACTTGGTAATTGTACCTCTTCAAAATTTACTTTTGATTTAACAGAACTTTGTGAACTACTATTCATAACAGATGAATTATTTTCAGAATTATTATCCAGTTTTAATGATGATGTACTTTTTTCAGATTCTTGTAATACTTTATTAGTATTAGCCATCATATTTAAATATAAATCTGTTTCCGTTGTGTCTTTTTTAATAATATTCGTATCTTTATTCATATTATTACCTTTATTATCTAAATAATTTATTGTTCCGTCAATCTCAGAACTAGTCACTGAATCATTCATATATATTATTAAATAATATTCTTTTCTTTAACCGTAAACGTATAATAAAAAAATATTATAAAAATATTAATTTATTATCTAAGATAATTCATATAATTATGATAAATTATACTAGTCTAGAAGAAGCGTGGGGGTTAGAAGATGTAAATGTACAAAAGAATAAGGAAGAAAATAATATTATTAAATCAAAAAACGAAGAGTTAGTTGATAATACTGTAAATATAGTAAAGGACGCATTTCAAAATGAATTAAATGAATTAAATAAATGTGATGCGATTGACCATATACTCAGTTGTGATAAATGTTTAGATAAATTAAAACAAACATTAAAAATTGAACAAAAAATTATAATAGAAAAACCAATAAATAAAAATATTAAGAATAAATTATTTTTAAATAATATTGAGGGTTTTAATTTTAAAATACCATATAATAAACATTTAGTTCTTTACATAACAATAATTGGTATTCTAATTTTATCTATTTTATTAGTTCATTCATACAGAAGACCAGTAAGAATGAATACAAATCATAAAAAATTTTATATCTTTCCTGAAGATATTGATAAATTAAAATCATTAATTGATATCGCTAGAAATTAATTATAATGAACTCCAAGATATAAAAATAATATTCTTTGCTAGTAATTCTGTTTGAAAACCATTATTTTTTAACTTGCTTATTATATATTGATTACAATCATTAACATTATATAATGGATAATTAATCAAAAATTCGGGTATTTGAAACCAGCATTTATATAAATTGACTCCACTTGATTGAACAATTTTTTTTTCAACATTTATATAAATTTTTTTATAAATTTTTTTTTTCAATTTATCTCGTTCTTTTTGCTCTTTTACTAATTCAAAAGCTTTAACCATATAAATATATATTATATTTTATTATATATTAATGTATTATAATAGTTTATGTCTAAGTGGAGGTGGTGTAAATGGATTACAAATTTTAGGTTCTATTTCATATTTAATTAAACATAATATTATTAACTTGAAATATATTAACACTTTTATTGGTACATCTGTAGGTAGTATTATATGTTTTTTATTAAATTTAAATTACACTATAAATACAATAGCTCAAATAGTTTATGAAATAAATTTAGAAAAAATACAATTAGAATTTGATCTGGACATATTTTTAAATAATTTAGGAATTGATAATGGAAATAAAATTATTATAATAATACAAACATTACTATTTAATAAATTAAAAGTATATGATATTACATTTGATGAATTATATAGAAAAACAAATAAAATATTAAAAATTATAGTTGTAAATTATACAGATAGACTTGAAGAAATATTTGATTACAAATCTACTCCAAACCTGTCGATTATTCGTGCGATTAGAATGTCAATATCTATACCTCTAATATTTACTCCTATTTATTTTAATAATAAAATATATATTGATGGTGGTATAATGAATAATTTTGGTATAAACTATTGTAATTTAGACAAAACAATAGGTATTTGTATTGAAAATAATAATAAAAACCAAAATCCACAAAATATAATGGATTTTTTAAAAGGTGTGTTAAGTATAATTTATAAAAATGTAACAAGTAAAAATTGGGAAAATCATATAAATGTAATTATTTTACGAACAACAATGGAAATGAGTGATTTTAATTTAGCTAAAGAAACTAAATTAGAAATATTAAAAAATGGATATAAGCAAACAAAATATCATATAAAATATAATATTAATAATAGATTAGAGTTTTTTGCTATTAAATATATTAATAAAATAATTTATAAATCATTATATGTTAATATCAATAGTTTTTAACTCTTCTGTTTGATTATTATATTTTGATAATTCTTTATTTATATCTTCTTTCGTATTGTTCATAAGTGGTTGAAGTAAAAAAGCTCTATTTAAACTTGTATAACTCGAAGTTTGAACATTGTCTTCTAAATATAATTTATTAAAATTTTTTAATTCAACATAATTTATATTATTTTTATTAGTATTATAAGGAATAATTTCTTCATTGTCATATTTAGTTATTTGATGTGAATAATCACCATTTACTTTCTTTTTATCAAATGTAATATTAAAATCTTCAGTATTTCTAAAATTATTTTTTTTAATATCTTTTAAATTATTACGGTTAACATTAACCTCCTCTAATTTTGTACTAAAACTTTTATTATCTTCTATATAATTACCGTGTCTTTTTAATAAAATTTCTGCATCTCTGTGAAATCCAACTAAAGCTTCTTGTTTTGTTGTTGGAAAATATTCTTTAACATTATCATTCTTAAAATTAGATTTCAAAAAATTAAAATCTTTATCTTTATTATTTAACCAGTTATCATATTTATTTTTTGTTTTTTCATTTGATAATATTAAATTAGCTAATGTAATATTATAATATATTTTTTCTTCTAATTCTGAAATTTTATCAGGATGAAATTTTTTTACAATCTTTCTAAATATTTTTTTCACATCATCAATAGATGCCGATTGATTTAAATTAAGTAATTCATATAAATTAAATTCTAATTTATTAAAATCAATATTGTCCATATAATATTTATTAAAATTTTAATTTTAACTATATTTTTATTTTATATTTTATATTAATATGAATGATAATAATATTAAAGCATTGTTAATATTAGGATCTTATTTAGATACACTTGGTTTTTATAATGGTAACTGGGAGTTTAATTTTAATAATAAACCTATTACATTAAAAGAAGCAATGTTAGTTCAAAATGAAATTATTAATAATTATTATTCTTTAGGAGGCGATAAAATAAATATTTCAAAGTGGAATGCAAGTGATGATACTATTATGATGATAGCAACAAAATTAGCTTGTGATAAAAATGGTAGTTATAATGATTTTAGAAATGAATATTTAAATATATTAGATAAATTAAAAGAAAATAAACGGGCTAGTGGATATACTACACTAAATTCTTTAGAATTATTACAAAAAAATAAGAAAATAAAATATAACAAGTATATGGGTGGTAATGGAGCAGCTATGAGAACTGCTTATATAGGTATAAAATATAAAGATGATATAGATGCTTTAATCGAAAAAAGTATATTATCAAGTAGAATAACACATAATTTTCCCTTAGGATTTTTAGGAGGATTAGTAACGGCTTTATTTACATCTTATGCTATTAAAAATATAAATCCATTTGAATGGGGTAAAGAATTAGTAAAATTAGAAAAAAGTGGTAAAATAGATAAATATATGAAAACAACAGATATTTATCAAGATTATAAAAAGGATAAGTATAAATTTTTTTCCTTGTGGTTCAGATATGTTGAACAAAGATTAGAACGTTTTTCATTAAAATCTAGAGAATTTTTATTTGGCGCTGATAGATATAATGATTTATTAAATTATACTCCTGGAGTTAAAGCTAGTGGTAAAAATGATTTTTCAAAATTTGCCTCAACCGGTGTTGGTGCGACAATTGTAGCTTATGACGCATTATTAATGTCAATTATGAGTGTTTCACCCAAAATTGATAAAATAGAATCATTAAATTATAATTGGAATAGTTTAATATTTTATTCTACTTTACATTTTGGTGACAATGATTCAACGGGTATTATCGCAGGGAATTGGTATGGAGCTTTAAGAGGGTTTAAGGACTTTGATATAAATAAAAAAAATAATATTATTGAACAACTAGAATTTAAAGATTATTTTATATAATTATAATTGTTTATAAATATTTTCGAAAAGTAAATTCTCAAGATCTTCGGGGGTTTTTCCTGTTCTATCTACATTTTCATCTAAACCTATTTTAACTACTTGATTTTTACTATTTAATATTGTTGGTACATATTGAACATTATTCTTCTGAAATAGTTGTGAGTGTGTTGGATCTGATCCCCAATATACTTGAACCAAAATATCATCATATTTTTTATTTAAATTTTCATTAATCAACTTGTACATATTACTATCTTTGTTTGAATGCGGACAATGATGACCTCCATAATATTGAATTATTTTTTTATTACTATTATCTAATGTTTCTTCTATTTTAGAGGTATTAGTAATATTTAATTGGTTATCTAATTTTTCCACACTATTTGTTAATTTGTCTTTATATTTTTTAAATACAAAATACCCAACTATACTAACAATAATTAAAATTACTACTATTAATATTTCTATTCTTAAAAAGGAATTGATATTCATTTATATATATAATATAATAAAAAATTATTTTTAAATAAACTAATTAAACAATATTATATATATATATATATATGGGTTATGGAAAACAATTTTTAAATAATAAAAGTACTTTATTATCAGATAAACCAAATATAGTATTTTGGAAAAAGGTATATAAAAGAAAAAGTAATATATCGAAAGAAAGTATACCTCAATATTTTAAAAAAACAGTTCCTAATTTTGGTGAAAGATTAACAGTTAATATTTCAAAGTCTGGTGATTTAATAAAAGAATTAATATTATTTATAGAACTACCCGAAATCCAAAGTGCTAATCATTCAGTTTTACCACCAGGGGTAAAAAAATTTGCTTGGGTAGATAAAATAGGATTAGCAATAATAAAATCGGTTGAAATTGAAATTGGTGGTTTATCAATAAATAAACATTATTCTGATTGGTTGAATATACAATATGAAAGTAATTATATATATAGTGGATTAGATAAATTAATTGGTAAAAATGTGAAAATGCTAACTGATTATACTAATGGAAAAAATAGTTACAAATTATATATTCCATTACAATTTTTTTTTAGTTTTATAAATGAACTTGCGTTACCTATTATATCTTTATCTAAACAAGATATAAAACTTAATATTGAATTTAATGATTTAAACTATTGTATTAAAGAATCTCCAACTCATTATCTTGAAATTAGTAATTATATTTGTTTATTTAAAAAAGGGGAATTAATACGACAAAATGTAAATGGTAATAAAGCAATAGCTGAATTTGTTTATTTTGATGCTATTACACAAAAAATTTATTATAATAAAATATCAAATCACTTTAATATTCCATCAAATATAGATAATAAATATGCTATTATAGGTGATAATTCTAAATATTCAATAATTCCAAAAATTAATTCATCGATTGTTAAGGACGAAGAATATTTTAAAAATAAATTTAATCCATATATTAAAAATACATATTTAATTGTAAATTATATATATTTAGATAGTAATGAAAGATGGTTTTTTTTGAATAATGATTTAGAATATATAGTTCCTTTAGTTAAATCAGTATTTGAAGATAGTATAAAAAATATGAATTATAATTTTATGTTAAAATTATCTCACCCACATAAAATATTATTTTGGAGAGCACAATTAGAATCAGAAATTGAAAGAAATAATCACTTTAATTATACTACTTATCCAATTACACTAAAAAGAGAACCTATAATTTTAAACAATACTCTTATTATTAATTCAATACCAAGAACTGAAATTAGTAATTATGAATTTTATACTTTTTTACAAAACCATTTAAATAATTATTTTTATGTAGAAGGTTTACATCAATATTCTTTTAGCGTAGAACCAAATAATGATTATCCAAACGGTACATTAAATTTTAGTAAAATAGATTATTCATATATAAAATTATTATTAAATAATATAGTTAATTATAAAAATAGTATTAATATGAAAGCATATGGTATATACTATAATATTTTAATTATTAAAAATGGTACAAGTTCTATAAAATATGCTATTTAAAATATTAATTTAACATTATTATTTTCTATCTTTAAAAATCTATATTCTTTTGTATAAATTTTTAATTTTGCTTTTTCAAATTTTTTATTCTTTTTAGTCGTCATTTGAAAATTATCAATCATTTTTAAATTTAAAGAACCATTTGGTTGATTTACTTTTGAGTTTAAACCAAATGAATAAGTATAATAATTATCATCTAAACTGTAACCTTTAAAATAGGGTGTAACGTCATTATAATATTTTCCACTTAGATTTTGTATTAAAGGTGTTCCATTTAGTGTAAAACTAATTTCATCTAATATTCCATTTTCAAAACCATTTACCATTTGATTCTGGTGAATATTTTTAAAATACATTACAAGTAAAGATATCTTCTGTGAGAAAACATTAGTTGTATTATTTAAATCTTCATTAATGTAATTTAAATATTTTTCATCCAAATAAATAATATATTTTATATCATATTTATTTAATAATGTATTTGATTTTAGTATATTAACTCTATTAGATTTTATTAATATTTCATTATCTATAGTCTTAAATAAATTAATATCTTCTGAAAAGGCTTCTAATTTATTATTCATATAACTATTATATTTTTTTAAATAATCTGTATACCATTTATCTGTTTGTGCGGTATACATATTATCTAGACCTACTTTTTCAATACTAATAAATAAATCTTTTACAATATTATATATTTCTATTGTATGTTCTTCAATTTCATTAGAAATAATAATTTCTGAATAGTTATAATTTACTTGAGCTAGAATTATCGATGTTTCTTCTTGTAATTTATATATTATTTCTTTTGGTAATACACAAGTTGTATAATAAATATCCAAGAGTGGTTTTACATTTTTTACAACTAAATTACTATTTTTTAAAAGTTTATTTAATTTATTTAATTTAAACTCAATGATTAAATCAGCATTTTTCATAACACACACCGGTAAAAATTTGTTATAAATCATAAAAAAGAATTTAATAGGATAATAAAAATATAAATTGGAACCATCGTTTCTTAATCTAACAATTCTATCAAAAGATGTTTCTTTATAAATATCAAAATTAAAACTATATAAAATATTCATAGTATTATAATCTAATTTTTCAATAATATTATTATTAACAACGAAATTTATACTTTCAAAAAATTTAATAGCTAGGTCTTTAATCCAAATAGGACGAACGTCTTCATTTGTTATAATTCTTTCTTTAATAATTTTATCAGGAACTTTATTAAATTCAATATTATTATATGAATTATTTGTAAACTTAATTTTTTCATATCTAAATTTGAATAAAATCATATTATCCAATCTTTCTAATTTATTTGTATATCCATTATTACTATTTAATATTGATAATATTTTAAAAAAATATAATTCATTTTCTTTTGCTTGTATATACATTTTTGATTTTGTATTATCAATTTTATATATTTTTAATTCATAAATAGTATTATAATAAAATTTATTTAAACTTGTAAAATTGATAATATCATAATTATCTGAAAAATCAAAAGAATATAATTTTAAAACATCATTGTTTTTAATATTTGTATTTATCGTAAATAGTATATAATAAGTATTATCTATAAAATACGTCATAGATATAACATCAATAATTAATAAATTATTATTAACTAATAAATACATTTGATTAGTATATTTAATTTCTTTGGTTGTTATTATATTAGAAAAATAAATATAATTTTTACTTAAATTATTAGCTTTACTGTCAACAAATCTAATATCTGATTTTAATATAGTACTTTGATTTAATAAAACAGGTATATCATTTTTAAATTCTAATTCAAATAATTCAAAATATTCATTTTTTTCAAATTTTAAATTTTTTAATTTTTCAATTAAATTATAACCCTTATATAATGATTTATTGACTATTATATTTTTATCTATATCAATTTCAAATCTATCATTATATTCTATTATATTAATTATACTTACTCCAATATCAACATTTGATATACTAAATAGTAATTCATAATTATAAATTGTTCCTAAAGTTAATTTAAATAAAGATGTTAAATTAGAAAATGTTTTTTTAATTTTTAATTTATTTAAACTTATATTAGTAACACTTTCATCAAACTCTTTTTTACTAAATTTATAATTATTAGAAACTGAAAAAGTTTTATTTATTGTTAACTCTATTTTATTATTTGAATCATTATCTAATGTATATGGTAATATAGAAGATACAAAAGTTTCTGATGGTAAATTTTCTTCTGCTCTTATTAATAAATATTTTATATTATCAATTTCAATTACTTTAAAATTTTTACTTTTTAAAAAGTTTTTAAGATTTGTATTACTTGAATCACCTCCCCAGTAATAAATATCATTACAAGTTAAAGTTAAATTTGATACATCATAGTTAATATTTATTTGTTTTTCTTTAATTAATTCAGGTAATTGTGTTTTAAATTCAAAAGTATCTGAAGAATCCCAAATAAATTCGGCTATTAATTCAGTTATAAATTTTAATTTAAAACTTTCTTTTTCATAAAAATAATTATTAACATAAAATTTTTCATTTATTGTTTCAATTAATTCTGGTATTCTATAAAATTCTGAATATAAAAAGGAAGAAGGTAATGTAGAAATTAAATATAACCGAGACACGTTATTATTCATATCTTTACCAATTACATTTCTCATCATAATTTCCTCTGATATTTTAAGTGTCTTGTAAATATGTAAAGTACTATTATTAATTATATCCGTAGATGTGAATATTTTACCATTATCATAATCTAATAATTTTTGAGGATATGTTACTAAAATATTAATATTTTCAGAATCTACATCACTTAGGTCACACTTAATTTTTCTTAAACTATTTAATTCATCATTATTAAAATCAAATAAAATATCAATTTCTAAATTTAAATCTTCATTTTTTGTAAAATTAAAAATATTTTTAATTTTATATAAATATTGACGTAAATATTTTATAGTATATATTCTGTAATTTATCGATTCATTTAATTTATAATTATGAACCAATTTTTTATTTAATATATTATTAATATTTCCATTATATTCTATTTTTAATGTATTAGCTGTATCTAGTTTAATATTTTTTAATGAAATTTCATTATTTTTAAATGAAAGATTAAATGGTATGCTACTATCTGTTTGAATATTATATAAATAATTACTGATTTTTTTATTTAATTCAATTTTAGCAAATAAATAATCATTTTCTTTATAATTGGTAAAATTTATTAATTTAAATAATGTTATAATTTTATTAGTATATTTAAAATAAGTATTTATATTACTCTCGTTAAATATATTAGAGTTTATATAAAATATTTTATTAATATAATCATATTTTAAATCATATCTAATATTATCTATTATTATATATACAATTGTATTAATAAAATAAAATCTAGATAATTTACTATCTGTATTATTTACAAAGTTTATTTGCGTATAGTTATTTTTTACATATTTATACTTTTCAATAATATTTGTACTTGTTAATTTTATATAATTATTAATATTATTGATTAAACCGCTAAATACTATTTCTTTATTACTATATGAAATTACTGTCATTTCCTTTTCATTAATAAATATTTTTGGATTATTAACATTATTATAATCTATATCATATTCTAATAATATAGTTGAAGATCTACCATAATCCACGTAATTTTTGATTATATATTCTTCATCAATACGTATTGATAAATTATCATAATTTTTAAGCATTTCTTTTGAATAAAATTGTATTAAATTAGATGATATTAATATAGGATTTTCAATTAATATATTTATATTTTTAGTTGAAAAATTATAATTATATATTTCTATTGTAAAATTATTTTTAGTTAAATCTACATTTTTAAAAGTTACTTGTACATTTTTTAAATCTATTAAATAACTAAATAATTCATTTGAATCTATTTTATTTAATAGGTGTATATTATTATTTATCAAGATATTATCCTTACTCTCTTTAATTATAGGTAAATAATATTTATCAACAGAATTATTAAAATCGGGTGTGTTAATTTTATTTAAACTAAATAAGCCAAAATTATTTTCATTAAAAGTATCATCTAAATATACACCAGAATATTCTTTAGTCCCATCTAAATTTTGAACTAAATCAAGTTTTTGATTAAAATCTTTAAATAATGATGTTAATCCTCTTTCTTCATTATTAGTAATATCTTCTTCCCATATTTTGTTCATAAAAAATTTAAGAGGGTTAAAATAATTATAATTTAAATTATTATCATTCATATTATATTAATATACAAGTTATATATATTTTAAATAACTTGTAAATTATTTTAACATTTTTTAATTAATATCTATAAATAAGGATTTTCCCCTTGTGTTTCTCGCTTACAATTCTGACGGATGAACAAGTTCTGATGTTTCAAGTGTCGGCATTCTTCTTATGTTAAATTTATCTGACGGTTCTGTACTCTGTACAGGTGAAAAATTTTTAGATTTTATCCTAATATTACTATCATACAATTCAATTGTACTTATATTCTGCTTTTGTAAATAGGTTTTAATCTCAGACGCACCTCTATACTCTTTAAAACTTTGTGGATCTATAATATAATTAGTACCGCTTATACTTTTAGCAACAACTATAAAATGCCCATTACCATACTTTCGTGAAAAACCAACTATAGTACTATGATTTATTGGTATTGGATCAAAAATTTTGGAATAAAAATAACTAATCATATTAAAATTATTAGTATCTATATTTTCAATTGTCTCGCTGAATATATTATAAATTTGAACATTGCCCTGTGTTGTTACAGATGCAACCAACATTGTTGATTTAGAATATGATTCAGAACCAAGTTGATTATAAAAAGGTTCAGATTTAAACTCAATACAATCGTCGTCATCAGAAATACACTGTTCTAGTATCCTATAATTAACCGTTTTTTCAGAGATACTGACTAAAATATCATCTCCGCTCATTTGATCTTCGATAATACAGATTGAAAAAATGTTTCCATCTGATTTTTTAATTATTTCTCCTTGATCCAATGTATATATAAATTTATCTAATTTTTTAATTAATTCTCCTTTTTCCAGATCCCATATATATATAAAATTATCTGACCCACTAACTATTTTAGTTCCATCTGTAGAAAAATCACAACAAAATACAGTACTATCGTGATTAAGCGTATGTATAATTTTATTTTGTTCTATATTAAAATATTTAATAGTTTTATCATCTAAATCATCTGAACAACTCGCTATATGAGTACCATCTGAAGAAAAAACAATTGAATTAATATAATCAGAATGTTTATAATTAGCTATAATGCTGTTATTTTCAATATCATATATTTCTACCATTCGATTAACTTTATTTATTCCTGCTATATGATTAATAACTGGACTAAATGTTAGATTTAATGATGCGTGAAGTGTATCTAGTGTCCTAAGAATTTGTCCTGTATTATCCCATAATATAATAGTTCTATCATGAGAAGAACTTGTTAAATAATTATTATCAAAAGAACAAGTAACACCACTCACAGCATCCGTATGTCCAATAAAATTTACTTTATGTTGACCGGTTGACACATCCCAAGATTGAAACATATTTTTATATGGCCATGTAAATAAAGTTTTACCATCAGGAGAAAATTCACAGTTACTAATAGAAGCTTTATGAGTGACAATATTTAATTTTACTTTATGTTGTTCGTTTGGTAACAATACCACTTTACTATTTATAACGTTTATATCATATATGTGTAAAATGGAAGTACTACTTTTTGATAAAACTATTTTATTTCCATCTGGTGACAAGTCGAAAGCTTTAATTTTATCGTCCATATCATATGTATTTATAGAAGTGGGAAAATCTAACAAGTATCTTTTAATTGTTTTATCTTCTGAAGCACTAAATAACACATTATCCGTAGAAAATATAACCGAAATGATAATACCTGTATGTTCATTATACGTTTGTATAACTTTTCCTGTTTTTACATCATAAACGTTAATTGTATTATCTGATAAAACACTAGCTAATTTCTCATCATCTGGTGAAAAGGTTAACTCCCAAACTCCTGGAGAAACATTTATTTGTATTATTGGTGTAAATGTATCTATATTATAAAGATTAATATTTCCATTAGTATCCCCAGAACAAACTATTTTTCCATTATGAGAAAAAGTTGATGCCATTACTGTTCGAGGGTGGTTAAAATTCCATAATACTTGTCCAGTTTCAATTTTCCATATTTTGAGAGTTTTATCTCTTGAACCACTCGCACAAGTAGAACCATCGCTAGAACAAGAGATAGTCATAATTTCCCTAGTATGAAAAGTAAATTTATTAACTATTTTCCCTGTTTCAACATTCCAAATAACCACATAACCTTCATTAATATGACTACTTGTACTTAAAATATGTGAACCATCAGATGAAAAAATAACATTGTTTACATTATACGGGTGGGGTCTTAATGTTTTTAAATGTTTAAAATTTGTTCCATCATAAATGCTTATATTTTTGGATGAACAACTTACTATTTTAGAACCATCAGGAGAAAAATTAATAGAAAATACACCCGCTTCTTGATGTCCTTGTTGTCTATCTATATATTTTTGTATAGCTGGTAGCATTTGTGTAGCAATATCTATACCTTTTTGTTGTTTTGAAATTAATAATAAATCTTTGATTATATCTTCATCAAATCCTAAAGTATTTAATGCTATAGGACCACATTCTGTTTTTCCTAAAGTACACATTTGTGAAAACATTTCTGGATTCATTTCAATAAAAGGCCCATTACCTTTTTGATTTTTAAGAAATAAATATTTTTTCTTATATTTTAAATATTTATTTTTTAAAAATATATTATTTCTGTTTTGTAACATTAATAATAGTTAGATTTTAAAAATTACATAAATCTGTTATTAAATTTCTATCATATATAACATCAAAAATTGTACCATATCCAAGAACTGAATGAGCCGTTAATACTCCTCCCATTAATGCTCCTGTAAATCCTAAAGTACATATATCTTGACCAGTTAAATATAAATTTTTAATTTTAGTCTCTGGTTTTAAATCAAATGATGAATATCTTTCTGATGTCGATTCTAAACCATAACCTTCACCATTTATAACTCCAAGGTAGTGTTGATTTGTTAATGGTGTTCCAACATCATAATGATACACTTTATCCTTTGTCTTTGGATAGTATTTATATAATTCATTTAACATTCTTTTTCCTAATGCTTCTTTAAGATCTTTATAATCCAAATTTCTTTTCATACATACTTCTGATTCCCATCTTTCAAAATATTCTTTTTTTGCTGGAGTTAAAAGTATAACAGAACTTTTATTAGGATATCTTTTATTCCAAGTTGAATCTTTCGCTGAACTACTTGAAATAAATAATGGCATAGGACTGTTTAACATATCATCCTCAAAATTTTCTAAAAGTTTGTCAAAATCTCTATCTGGATAAATCCATAGATTTGAATCTCTTAATTCTAATTCTTCAGATGTTCCATCTAAATTAACAAAACAATAAACAAATCCGGTTGAACTTTTTATAGTTTTAACTAATTCTTGATAATAATTACTACTTTCATGATTTACTAATTTGTTAAAAGTAGTATTAACACCAACGGCACTTATAACATTTTTACTATAAATTTTATCACCATTTTCCATTTCAACACCAATTGCTTTATTATTTTCAATTAAAATCTCTTGAACTGATTTACCAACTAAAACTCTACCACCAGAATTTTCAATAACAGGAATTATATTTTTAGTTATTGAACTAGGACCACCTTTTGGAAAATATCCACCATCCATGTAATGATAAACGATACTTGAATGGATAAAAAAATTAGATTTTTTCGGGGGTATACCATGATCGCCAAATTGTCCACATAATACTGCTTTTAATTCTTCATTATTAGTAAAATTCGATATAACGTCGTATGTAGTAGTATTTAAATATTTTAAATAGTCTGTTTTCCAATATTTTAGATATAATTTCAAAATAAAAGATAGAAACCGATTATTTATAATTTTTAGATTAAAAAATAAATCTTCCTTTGCGACCTTTTTTACTAATTCTAAATATTTTTTTATATTTTCTTTTTCATATGGAAATTTTTTAACTAAATCATTTATAAAATTATCTTCTCCTGCTCTAAAACAATATTGATTATTTCCAATATAAATTTCATCATAAATATTTTTATTTTTATTTCCTATTTTACACCATTCAATTGGGGTTTCGGTTATTATATTTAGTATAGGTTGTCTCTTGTTAATATTACCAATATAATGAATACCCGTTTCATGTTCTACGCCTTTATCCTCAAAAACGTGCATACACCCTCCAGCTATATAATGCTGTTCTAAAACAAGAACTTTTTTACCAACTTTAGATAATAAAGCAGCACACGATAATCCTCCGATACCACTACCTATAACAATAGTATCAATGTCATTAGGAATTTTACTTTTATTGTATCTATCTTTATCTATATCTTTTCTTTTATAATTTGGTTTTATAAAATTAACTTTTTTATATTGTTTCGGTATCTTATAATCAAATAAATAATTAATCCAAAATAAAATTAGAAACAATCCAATAAAATATTTTACAGTATTATCGTCATAAAACATTAAAATATATTACTACCATATCTTTAAAATATTAAATTTATAAACTATATTCTAGACCCTTCGTATAATATGTTTAAAATTCTAAATTATAATTAATCAATTTATTATCTAAATTTGAGATTGTTTCGGTAAATTGCGTAGTAACATTATTTTTCATATAAAATATTTTATTTGGAAATTCAACAAATGTATAGGGATGATCATCACCATAAGATACTAATGATAATGGATAATAATAACCAAAATCACCACTTATATTACCTGTTCCATAAACATAATAATTATAATAATTTACATTTGTTATTTCATTGTAATTAATTAATGTTGTATCTATTGGATAATTACTATTAGCAAGAACAATATTATTTTTAGGTAAGTAAAACTTAACATTAGGAAATTCTTTAAACGTATATTCTACATCATTATTTGTCTTTTTTAATGACATAGGATAATAAAATCCTAATTTATTTTTTGTACGTCCAACTTGAGATGTACCATATAAAATATAAATATATTCGGACTGTTCTTTAAATTCTAATTTGTATTTATAATTATATAATTCTATTAAAAATAAATATATATTATCAAAACTTGTACCATATACAGTCCCTTTTTTCTTATTAATATAGTTTAATAGTTCATTATTAATTATATTATAATCTCTATAAATAATAAAATAAAATTTAACTTCATAATTACCGTAATAAGCGGTTTTTAATCCTTCTGAAAAATATTTTATAACAAATTCAGCAGGTAAATAATATTTTCTGGAATAAACATCATTATTCATATTAAATAAAACTTCTTTCTTTCTACCATCAGGTAGTATTTCATCTACTTCATATTTATTATTATTATAGGTCATTATACATCCTTTATAGAATATCCAAGAATTAATTGTAGCTTTATAATTTTTAACCAGCTCACTTATTATAAAAGTTATATTATCCCAAAAGTATTCATATTTTATTAACTTGTTAACCTCATTATATAAAAATAATTCTATTTCACGTAATTCCATAAATCTATTATATTCTTCAAATGGATCTTTAGGATTAACAATGTAGAAATATTCCATAAAATCCCTTATTTCATTAATTTCAGAATTCATAAAAATAGAATTAATCGAGTTTATATTATATACATTTGTTAAATCTAAATTTAATGAAGTTTTTGTTTTCAAATTTCTATTAATATAAACCAAAATATCATAAACATACCCGTTTTTAAATAATGAATCAGTACTTAATGTTAGTTGGCTCCATAATTCCCAAGGTTTTCTATTATATAAAACTAAATTAAATTTTATTCCAATATCTTTTAGTAAATCAACCATTGTTAATATTGTTGTACTCAACTCTTTTTTAATACATAAATAATTACTATCATCTGTTTTTTGGTATATTCCAATTTTTTGTAAATTTTCGGAAATATCATATAATTTATATTGTGGATTTATCAAGTATACATTTCCAATATAATATTCTTTACTTAAAATATCTTGTTTACTTAAATTATATTTAATTGTTATTTGTGAATTAATATCTGTTTCTTCTATTTTAATTTTACTTGTATTAATTTTATTATTATTATTAATATAAAAGTCCCCATCTAAATCATCGAAATCAACAATAGTTTCTTTATGTTTATCTACTAAATTATTTATAATTATATCAGAATTATTATTATTATTTTTAAAGGAAAGATGATACTTGTTATTTGTATAATCTATATTAAATATGTTTTGATTTTTGTAGTATGTCTTATTCAAAAGTTTATCTATTAAACATTTATCATTAATATTGTTAAATATTTCTTTTAGTTTTTTATTTAATAATTTAATTTCTTTAATATATCCTTTTGTGATAATAAATATATATTCTAATTTTACATTAATTAAAGTTTCTGAATATAAATAAATATTATTATTTTCTTTTTTCAAATTACATTCAAACATATAAATTTTACTAACATAAATTTTTTCATTTTTAATTAACTCATAAATATCATCTGATATATTTATTTTATATTTAAATTCATCTCCTTGTTTTATTGGTTGAGTATTAAAATAATTGTTTTTTGTATTTACATTAAAATATATTTGATAGTTAAGATTTTCAATACTTGTTGTATTAACTATATTTTTATTGAAAATATAATCAGGTTTTAATAATTGAATATAATTATTTTTACTTATTCTCATTGGTATTACTCTATTTAAATAAAATGTAGATTCGTTAATATCTTTAAATTCATTAGCACTTGTTATTTTAAGAATACCATTTACATTCTTAATTTCAATAAAATGAATATATCTGTAATTATCATATATTTCTTCTACTAAAAACTTGTTCATATTATTATTAATTGTAGGGAGTAATGAAATAAAATTAAAATTAGCTTTATCATTATAGTAAAATGGTACAAAATTATTACAATAAAATAATTTTTGTAAATTATTAGTCCATACTTTCATATTTTTAAGTTTATTTAATTTTTCAGAATTTATCGAATATGAATTATTAATAATACTATCTGTAATATTATAATTAAAATTATTTTGTTTTGAATAAAGCATTATATTAATATTATTTTTTTCACTTTTATTTATTTGAGGATATTTATAAAAATAATTGGAATCTAAAATATTATTGTTTGAAGTATAATAATCTTCATTAATAGAAGAAATTAGTACAGTATAAAAATGATTTTTATTTATTTTAAAAGGAATATTATTATCTATAAAAATCTTGTTATCTTTTATATTTATAATTTTTGATAAATAATTATTTACTATAATATTTTGATAAAATATATATTTTAAATTGTTAAAATTATATTTATCATTATATAAATATATATCACCATTACTCAAATTATTAATTTTTAAAAGTATTCGTTTTGAATTATTATTATTTAAATTTTGATAAAAATTAACATCAAAAGTATTAGTAAAATCACAATTTATTGATAATTTTGATAAATCATAAATCCTATAATAGCCAATATCTAATTCTTCTTCTGAAATAGACTTGTTAATATAAATATATGATATAGTGTTATTATTTATTTTTTCAATAAATCCAGTAAAATTTATATTTAATTCTTGTTGTTGATTTTTAATAGTATATAAAATATCATCATAATATATAAAAGGTTGTATAGGAATATACACATTTATTAATTCTCCTGATGTAAAATCATAATCTATATCATTTAAAATAAATTTTAATTCATTATTATTTATTAAATTAATAATTAATGTGAAATATCTATTATTACCTTTAAAATATAAAACCATTCCTTCTGTTAAATTTATACAACTGGAATCATAATAAAAATGTGTATTATCATTTTTAATAATAACTAATAAATTTATATATATACCTTTTTTAAATTTTAAAATATTATCTGGTATATCATCTAAATTATTCTTAAAGTAATCTAAATTATTTGATTTATTTATGTAATAATCACCATATATTAATTCTGAATTATTTGAATTATATAATTTATTATCAATATTATTTTCAATATTATTATTTAATAAATACATTCTATCATAATAATTATTAAATTTACCTAATGAATAATATCCTGATGATTTTTTAAAATTATCATTATTCATTAATAGTATTTCACATACGTATGAATTATAGTAATTAGAATAAAATAATATTCTTACAGCTAAATTATTAAATTTAATAATTTCGTTTCTTTCTAATTTACCAAAAATATCATATATGTACAAGTGATCATTATAAATTATATAATTAAATTTTAAATTTATAAAAATTGGATTAAAATTATATATAAAAACATCACAATTAGTTATTTGTGTATTGTATTTTAATTGTATACTATTTGAAATTGGATCATAATTTTTAAATTCATTATAATATAATTTATTATCTTTTATGAAAATATAGTAATTATAATTTTTTAAAATAATATTATTAATTTCAATTGAATCTAAATATTCCCATAAATTTAAGTGTGATTTTATTGATTTTATCATATTTTCTTTTACATTAATATCATTATAATTATTCTTTTTATTTATAAAATTATTATATTCATAATAACCATTAATATCAGTAAATGATAATATTTTATCTGAAATTAACTCGTATTTTGTAATTAACTCAAATTTTTTTGTAGTAACTATTGTTTCTGATTTTGTTATAGTAACATTTAAAAGTTTATTGTTAACAGATAAAATATCATATTCAATATTGTCTTCTAATGTAAATGTTTTACTTATAGTAGTACTTAAATAAATAGGTTCAATTACCATTTGTGAATAATCTTTAGTTGTTTCTATTAAATTATATTTTGGATAAATATCTGATATGATTAACCATATAAAAACCTCTTCCTTATTTAATTTATTATGTGAGTGACATAAATTAATTATAAATTTATACATTTTAATATTATTAAGATCTGTAGTTATTTCATAATTATTTGAATTTTCTAAATTTATAGTCCAACTTAAATTATCTGTTTTTATTATTTTCAAATTTTTATTATTTGAATTAACACTTATATTATGATATGTTTTGTTAAAATGTAAATTAGTTAATAAAATAGAAGAACTATTTATTTGATTTGTATTAATAACAAATAATGAATCATTTTCTTTATTATCTATTTTATATTTTATATTATAATATGATTTTGTATTTCTAATTACTAAATTTCTATTTATATTATTACTATTATTTGTTAGAACTATTACTGTATTATTATAAATTTTTGAATCTGAATTAAAAACTAATTTACCATTATTATTTATTGTAATTTCCTTTGAAATAAGTGAACCATTATTCATTAATGATACACCAGTATTATCTACTAATTCTAATCTTATCTTATTAATTCCATAATCAAGTTCTAATTTATGTACAAGATTATATATTCTTTCAACTTTATTATTTATAATTAACTTTCCGTGACCTTCATTATCAGATATATTTTCAGTTGGTAATACAAAATTAAAATTTGTTAAATCGATTATCATAATTTTTTTATCATTAACCTCTTCTATTTCAAAATCAACAAAAGGTATAGAGTTAGTTGTTATTTTTCTTATACTTGAAACTTTACTTTCTTCAAAAACAGATGTAACATTAATATTTTTTGTATTGTTTATAACAATATTATTTAGCGATAATATTTTATTATTTAATAATACTAATTCAGCTACTATTTGATTATTACCTGGTTTTAAATTTAAGTGATATAAAGTAGAATAAATTTGATGATATTTTACACCATTAATATACAAATTAATATATCCCTCATTTTCATTTAAAATATCAGATTTATATTTTAGTGTAAAATTAGTTACAGATAATTGTAAATTATAACCATTTATTATATCTTCTGTAATAATGGTACTGATAATTGGTATATTTGTATCTTGTGTAAATTCATATTTATCCAAGTTATTTTTAATGAAATGATTACTACTATTAACATTTTTAATTTTAAAATTATTATTATCTGTATTAATTATTAATGAATCTAATGTATTTAATTGAAAATTAATATTATTATATGGAATATTACCATATATGTTATAAGAAATTAAATAAAAATAGTTTTCTGATAGATTATCAATATCATAATTTTGATTATATTTATCTATATAAAAATTTGTATTTGGAAATTCGTCAAAAGTAAGTAGTAAATTATGTGGTGTTTTTATTAAACTAAGAGGATAATAATATCCTCCAATACTATTATTTGTACCATATACATAAAATTTATAAGAAGTATTATTTAATGGAATGTCAAAAAATTTATGAAATTTATTTAATTGAGAAAAGGCTTTATTAATAATATATTCATTTTTGTATGGATCATAATATAATTTATTTGTATTTTCTAATTTATTTGAATATAAATCTAAATATAATAATTGATTGGGTATTTTATTACCATCACAATAGTAAAGTAAATATGAACCATCTTTAATATAATAGTTACTATTAGTATCATTAATATTAGAAATAATCTTACCGTAATCTTTTATTTGAAATTCTATATTATTAATTGATAACCAATTATCAGGATATAAGAAGACATCTAAATCAGATAAACAATTAAATAATTTAATTTGATTATTATTTAAATTTAAAGGTAGTTCTAATGTTCTGGTTATTTCACTTATCTTAAAAGTATATTCTTTATCCTCTATATTATCATTATTGTTTTTTTCATATGACCTTATTAAATAAAGATCATTATTAAACTGATAAAATTCAGCAATATTATCTGATATATTATATTTATTTGAATTATATTTTTTCGGTAACTTGAATATATAATTTTTGGTTGTATCAATCGACAAGGATTCATTATACCAATTGAATTTATTTGAATTTACTATATTATAGTTATCAATAATAATAGTATTATTTGAAAAAACTACAATATATTCATCTAAATTATTAATTATATCTAAACTAGAGTTATTATCCGGTACTAATAAATAATTAAATATCAATTTACTAGGAAATATAATATTAACTTTGGACAATAAATGTATGTGACTATCTTTATATAATAATAATAATTTATTATTATCAATATCAATATAGTAATTTTTATTTTTAATTAATGATATATCTGTGCTTAATTTAATACTTGTATAAAAAATATCCAATGATTTAAAACCAGTTACATTTGTAAAAGAACTAGTTAATATTGAATAACAATTATTATTAATTCCAGATAATCTATATTGAGATAATTTTTTTTTATTAATAATATGGTTATTAACTTCAATATAATCTGTTTTATTAAAATTTTCGGAAAAACTATTTTCTAAAATAAGTTTATTTTCTTTTTTATTTATATAACCTAATAAATTATAATTTGTTTTACTTGTAATATTACTATTACCTAATGTTTTAGTTTCTTTATAATACTCAATTTTAGTATATTCATTCATAATATTTACTGTTCCGTTACATATAATTTTATTTTTACTATTATCATAGATACCATTTAATTGACGACCCTTATAAAAAATTTCTGTATATATATCGCTTGTTTTAGGATTATTAATAAATAAATTAAAATAATTCATATTATCAAAAGTAATTTCAAAATTATTGTAATTATATAGTAATTTAGTAATATTACTTAATAATTTATCCTGTGTATTTAATTTATAATCTATCATTTGTAAATTATTTAATTTATTTATATCATTATTTTTTTCTATATATTCAATATTAATTTTATTATAATATGTAAATTTATCAAGATAATCATATATTTTTTTATTTATTTTATTTTCAGAGTCATAATCTAACCACGGTGATAATGTAATTGACTTATTTTTAAATTTAACTTTCATATTGTGAACAACATAGTTATTAAATTTATAATTTATATTATTTATATTATTATCTATTGTATTAAATGTATTAGTGGCTAAATGTGAATATATATCATACTCAATCAAATGATAATTATCGATTTTGATATTATATGAAGATTTGTTAAATGTTTTAAATTTATTTAAGTTATTTAAATGTTCTAATAGATTATTTAATGTTATACCAAATTTATTTTTATTTTTAATTTCAGTTATAATATTAGTAAATATGTTAAAATAATTATCATAACTAGTTTCTATCAAATTTATTATTTTTCCGTATAATGTATCACCTAAAAGTAAATTAAATTTATCTACTATTAAAGTCTCTATATTTTCTTTATCATTAGTGTTCTTTAGTATTTCATTACTATAATGTAATGAGTATTTTAAATTTATATTGTTTTTATTATATCTTACTAATTGATTACTTGATAAATCCCACTTATCCATTAATTCATTAAATATTAATTTTGTATTATTCAAGTAATAAGTAGAATTTTGACTTAAATATGGAATATTGGCAAAAACAAATATTGGAATATCATAAGATTGATTTAATTGTAATAACATAGGCTTCTGTAAAAAATAAGAATTTAAATCAACAATATTATTTGTATTCTCTCCAAATGTAGTATAATTTATTAAATTAGGTAAATATTCATTATCATAAATATAAATATCAATATTATTTAAATTAACTGTATCATTATTAATAACTAAAATATTTAAATATTCTGTATATGTATTCATATTATTGTCAAAATAATAATCTTCTGAATCTATTCTTGTATCTACAAATTTATTATTTATCTTTACTTTAATCGTATTATTAATTATTGTTGTGTCAATAACACTTTTTTTAACTTTTATATATGGATAAGTATTATTGATAGTATCAATACAATCTGAATTTTTAATATTAACTTTTGTAATTGGTAGTTCTATAAAATATAATTCAATTTGATCAAAATTATTATAGTTAATTTGTAATGGTTCTGATGATATTATTTTATATGTTCCATTATTATTGTACTTTAAATTGACTATATGAAATATATTACCATTACTTTTTTTATAATTAATATAAATAACCTTTGTGTCATCTATATAATCCGTATCTGTTTTTGAAATATTAATATTATTAAAAGTATTAAATTTGTCAATATTATTTATTTTATCTAGAATTATTTGTTTTTTACATTCATTTACTTTACCTTTTTCACTAGTATTAGATAAATTAATATATGGAATAGATAATATAGTAGTTTCCTGTAATATAATTTGAGTTACATTTGTTATTAATTTATTTTCTAGATTAAAAATTATATTTGTTTTTGTTATATTGTAATCATTTATTTTATATATATTATTATTAACGTTAATATTAAAGGTAGTCAATGAATCCTTATAAAAATAATATTTAAGTAAATTTTTATTTATAATAACTTTATTATCATCAATTAAAAAATCTGAAATAGTATATTCTGTTTTAATTTTTAATTCTTGAAAATAGTTTAAATTATTTTTTGTTGTACCCGTTTGTGATATATTACTTATATTATCGGTTTTTAAATCAAATTTTTTTATTGAATTTTTATCTAAATTTACGTAACTAATAAATGTTTTTTTATTAAGTAACTCTAAAATATTATTCTTAATTAATTCAATATTAATATAATTTTTAACATTTATATTCAAGTAAAACATTAATCCATTAAATAAATTAGTTGATTTATATAAATTTGAAATAGTAATAAATCTTTTGTAAAAATAAATAAAATAATTTGTATAAAATATAGTAAACAGAGACATATCTGTTAATATATCTAATTTAATATCTTGTAAAAAATCATTTAATACAAGTAAATAGGTATTATATAAATCTTGGGGTAATAAGTGAATATTTTTTATTGAACTAAAATTATTACTAATATTTGTTCTTTCTTTATAAAAATCATTAATATTTTTATATTCAAGTTCATTTTCTTTATTAAATTTAATTTGTAATGTTCTTAAATTAATCCATAAATCTGTAATATTATCGCTTTCTATTAAAATATGTCTAAAAATATTTTGTATGATACCCTCATTATTAAAATATTTTTTTTTAATTGTACTAAATAAATATGAATTTAATTTAGTATTTTTATTAAGTTTATTTAAATTATTTGGTAAATAATCTATCCATTCATTATTTGAATTAACATATTCATTTGTTTTATTTAATAATTTATTTTTTGATGTTTTAGAATTAACCACCTTTAGAATAATTTTTTGTTGATTCAAAGTTGGTTTTTCACTTAAATCTATGAATTCAAATATTATATTATTATTTATAAATTGTATATTTATTTTATTATTTTGAATAGTTTCTATTATAGTATTTTGTGTAATGGTAAAATTTAATAATTTTTGATTTATTCTATATCGTGGCCAATATAAAAACAGTTTATTTTCAGGTATTTGTGTTTGATCTAATATTTCTACACCTGCCGTATTTAGTGGAATAATCAAATTTTCATTAAATTCCATTTCAAATTCTTCATTTATATCAAATTGTATTTCGTAATTTTTATAAAAATTATAATTATTGATATTAGAATATAATCTTTTTAATAAATAATCAAAAATATTAAATGTCTCAATAATACTATTTTTTAAAAATACATCTTCATTTATAGTATTTTGTTCAATATTATAATTATATAAACTTTTTACAATATATAGTTCATTGTATTTAGTATACTCTTTCTTTTTATAAATATTATAGTAGAAATATATATCTTCATTAAAAATATCATAATTTTCAGAGTGTTTATTAAATCTGAATAATTCATTCTCAAGTATAATTGTATTATATTTGTTTAATGAAGTAGAAGTTAATATATTTTTATGTAATTGATTATTATCCGTATCTTTTATAATATTAACATAGTATTGATCTAGAATATTACCAAATTTTAATAAAAGTGGGATTATATTATTAATCATATTTTCTTCTGAAAAATTTAATAAAAAAATTTGATCAAAGGGATTAAATAATTTAATAATATCTTCGTGTAAATATAATTTTAAATCTTCAAAAGAAATATTATATAATTTATAATCTGTTAAACTATTATTAAATAAAAATGTTGGTATTAAATAGTATGATAATATATCATTTTCTTTAATAATATAAATATATGTATCATAATCATCATATAATATTTTAGTTAGAATATCATTTTTAATTGTTTTTATTGTATTAGTAATATTTGTTTTATTTAATTTAAAATATGGTATTTTAACTTTTAGAAACATGTTTTCAAGTAAATGTATATTTTTATCTATTTTAAATCTTACATTTCCTCCCCAATTTATGTTAATATTATTTGTTTCTCTCTCTTCTTTATAAAATAACGGTGCGGATTTATATGCAAATTTAAAAAATGTTATTTCTGGTAATTTATATTTTTTCGAAAATATAGTATCATTCGTTGAATTTGATACTAATTGTAATATTGATGTAGACATATTAATTATTAGTAGAAATTTTTTCTTTATAATTATAATAATGAGTATAAAAATATTTAGTTTAATTAATTGTCCATATTCGGAAGCCGCTTTATCTTTTCTAAAGTCTAAAAACATTAAAAGCAAAATAGTAAAGGTAGAACAAGCTAATAAAGAAGAATATAAAAATGATAAAATAAGTACATTTCCGCAAATATATTTTGTTCATAAAAAAAATACACATCTATTAGGTGGTTATAATGATATTATCGATATTAATAATAAAATATTTAAAATTAATATTGACACTAGTTTACAGTACTTGAATAAGAAATATGCTAAATTAACACATAAAAATAAATTAAGATTAATTAAAATGATTAATAATTAATCAAATACAAAATCTTCATTAATATACTTACCTATTATTTTAGATTTGTTATTATATATTAATCCGTTTTGTTTATTTTGATAATAGTATTCTTTACCGTTTATATTTACTTTATCTAGTAATTCTTCTAATTTATTTATAGCAGTTTTTTTCTCTTCTTTATTTGGTGTTGTATTTACATTTAAATATTTTTCTCGAAGATATACTTCATCAATATTTTCACCTTGACATATATTTTGAATTAAATTGGACAAAGATTGTAATAGTATTTTATTGTGTTCTTTATTAATTTTATCTAAATTATTATCAAAAAGTTCACTCATTGCGCTTATTTCTGTCTTAAGTTTTTTAACTTGTTTTAGTTTCATTAATATTTAATAAATAAATTAAATATGCCTTTAATTCAATTTTATTTGATTTTTGGTTTAGGTCTTTTGGATGTATTACCACACTCATTTATCTTATTATTAATCCAATAATTAATAATTTTAGGGTGGGATTTATTTGAGTTAGTTCCATCCATTCCGTACATTATTTAATATTACATTTTTTAGTAAATATTTCATTAATCAATTTTTTTTAGTAATACAAGGTGTAACCAATATATAGCGATGATAAAAATAAAACCATTCCATATATTGTATTTTTAAGACCAACGTGTGATAATTTTATATCTTCAATCTCTGTCATAGATAATGGTGAACCCATATTTATTAATATTATATTATAAATATATATTTAAACTAATATTATTTACTTTTTTCCTTTACTAATAAAAGAACACATAGTAAAATAAAAACACCTTAGTTGACACGTTGAAATATTATAAACTATTGAACAAGGATACAGACAAATATAACTATATTTAATACTCGTTTCATCTGTATGATAATAGTGATAAGGTCATCTGAATAGAAAAGATGCTATATCTATAGGAATAGCAATTGGAAGACACAGACATGAATAATCTTTACAAGTATTATACGAAGAATTATATTGTGGACTTGGAAAACCGGGTCTATCACAACATTGGTCTATTGTTTCACATATATAAGATGTAAGAGGACATTTTACGCTATTAATAACCGGTTCTGTATTAGATTGAATATAATATGTAAATGGAACCGCATTAAATTCATTTGGTGAATCTTGTACATAACAACAATAATTATATATATTTATTATATTATCAATTTTTTAAAAAAATTGATAATAAAGACTAAAAACATAAAATAAATAATAATTAATGTTTTTAGTAGACAAATATTCGCAATGTAATCAACATATAACATTTAATGAAGATATAGTAGATAAAATTTTAGATTCATTTGATACACATACGGAAATTTATAATAATTTACATACTATATTTGACCAACCAAAAAATATAATTTTATCTAAATTAAAAACAATTCAAGATAATAGTATTAGATACGCTAATTTTCATCATTTAATTGTCTATGGACCAGAAGGGAATAATAAAGAATATATTGTTAATAGATTATTACAAAAAATATATGGAGAAAAAATGGTTAAATTACAAGATGTAGAATATATAATTAGTGGATATAGTAACACAAAAACAAAAGTTATCATAAAACAAAGCAAATGTCATATTGTTATTGAACCAAATAATAACGGGTTTGATAAATATCTAATTCAAGAAATAATACAAGATTATGCTAAAACAGAAATATTAACTATTTTAAAATATAAAAAACTCTTTAAGATTGTAGTTATTGATAAAATAGATAATTTATCTTACTACGCACAAGCATCACTAAGAAGAACAATGGAAAAGTATGCTAATATTTGTAAATTTATATTTATTTCAAATCAATTATCAAAAATAATAGAACCTATTAAAAGTAGATGTATTTTAATAAAAGTACCATTACCACAAAATAATGATATAGTAAAAACTTTATTAGAAATATCAACAAAAGAAAAAATAAAACTTGAAGAAGACGATTTAAAACTTATTATTAATAAAGTTGATAACAAGTTAAATAATGCAATATGGTTATTAGAATTTAAAAAAAATAAAATGGAAATAGAATATGAATCTTGGAAATATATATTAGATGATTTAATTCAAAAAATGATGGTATGTCAAAAATATAATAATAAGTATATTAAAGATCTTATTATTAAAATGAGAGAAAGTGTTTATATTCTTTTTATAACAAATATTAAGTTTCAACTTATTATTAGAACAATATTAAAAAAATTATTAGAGTTTGATTTACCTATTAATATTAAATATCATATTATAAATAGTACATCTATTTTTGAAAATAGAATAACACAAGGGACAAGAAATGTAATACATTTAGAAGCTTATATAATACAAATTATTTATATATTAAATTATAAAAATAATATACATAAATTAAATTATATTTCAGAAATAGAATTATTAGAAATATAACATAGTATTTTTTAAATTATAAAATCTTACTATATATATATGGATCTTGATTATAAAGTTAATTTATTATATTCTTTAAATTATTCAAAAACAAATAAGAATATAAATGTAGATGTAGATAGTATAGACTTACAGAATATTTCTTTAAACGATATAAAATTTAAACATATTGATAGTAAGGATTATAATATTATTTTAACAGATATATTAACTGGTAAATTTAAATTAATATGTTATAATAAACATAACTATAGTACAATTTTAAAAAGATATTCTGATAATTTCTCACTGTATATGAGTATTACACCTTATACTGATTTGAATAAAATAGATGATTTTGAGGATTCTAATAATATGGATAGTTTAATATCTTATTTATTCAGTCATCTCGTATTAAATAAAAAAATAAAACATATTTTACTTCCAGTACTAAATATAGATACAGAATTCCAACAAATTTCTGATATTTTAAAAAGTTATACCTCGTATGAAGATTATATAAGATTGTTAGAAAATGAAGAAATAACAAATATGTTTTCTATAAAAGTAAAGGAAAATTTTTTTAAAGGGTCTATAATGGAAAATTATTTAAAAACTAATAAATGTACCCTAAAACCTATTTTATTTCAAACATTTCATACATTAGCTATTATACAAGATGAATATAAAGGATTTAGACACAACAAATTAAATTTAAAAAATATATATTTATATATTAAAAAAAATAAAAAAGAATGTGTTTTGTATTATTATAATGATAAAAAATATTATTTGAAAGAAAGTGATATAGATATCAAGATAACAAATTTTACTAATTCAAAAATTCCACAAAATTATTCAAATGATAAGAATATACCATTTAATGATAAAGAAAATGATTATTTTGATATTCATTATTTTTTAAATAATATTTATCATAGTGATTATTTTGATATAGCTTGTAATAAAGAAACAAAAACATTTTTTGATAAAGTTTTACCAAAAAAATATAGAAATAAAACAAATAATTATTATTTAGAAGAAAATGTAGAATTATTTAAACCAAAAGATTTATTAGATGATGAATATTTTGCTGAATATGCAGATAAACCAAAAAATTATACAGATGTAATGTCAGAAAATAATTACTATACAAATTATTCTATAAAAAACGTGGTTAATAAATCTAAGGATAAAAATAATATTATTAATGTATTAATGGAGTCTGATAATAATAGTGTTTTAGGTAATCAAAAAGTTGTATTTTTAACAAGAAATATTAAAGATGTAAAAGATGATACTAAATTAACAAGAATAGATGTAGATAATAATAATTCTGATAGTAATAATTCTGATAGTAATAATTCTGATATTGAACAAAAAGGAGGAGGTGGTATAGAAGCTTTACCCATCAACAGAATTTATAATGACCCGTTTAATACAAATGATAAGAGAACGGTATTTAAGCAAAATAAGGAAGATGAACAACATAATAAAAGAAAAAATAAATCGGGAGTTGTAAATTTCCCAAATAATTCACCATTTAATCCACAAGCAGCAAATAAAAGAAGTTTTATTAAACCTAATTTTAAAAAAACTGAAGAGAAACCTAAACCTTGGGAAAGTAAAGAAGAATACACTATAAAAGATAAGAAACTCCCCGAACACACGCCTTCTGATAATGAATCTGATAAATCAGATAATGATCCTAAAAAAGAAGGAAGTTCATTTTTAAATCCATTTGATACAAAAGATAAAGCAAAAGTTAGAGAAGTACGGAATAATGAAATAATGAAAATAGAACCAAAAGAACCTGAGAAAATATCAACACAGACAATTTATAAAAATCCCGATTTTTATAAACCTAGAAAGTTTAAAGAAAAAGATGTGTGGGATAGAGATCATGACAAATTACCAAAAAAAAAAACTTATCCACAAGGATCAATTGATGAGAAACCATCTGACAAGTCTAAACCATTTGATAAAGTTGAAACAGATACACAAACACAATCATCTGATAATGATTCAAGTATGTCTGATTATTCTCAAAAAAGTAAACAATTTAGAAAATTTAATAAAGATAAACCTAGATATGATTCTGATAAATCTAGATATGACTCTGATAAACCTAGATATGATTCTGATAAATCCAGAAATGACTCTGATAAATCCAGTAATGACTCTGATAAATCTAGATATGACTCTGATAAATCCCGAAATGACTCTGATAAATCCAGAAATGACTCTGATAAATCCAGAAATGACTCTGATAAATCCAGAAATGACTCTGATAAATCTAGATATGATTCTGATAAATCCAGAAATGACTCTGATAAATCTAGATATGATTCTGATAAATCCAGAAATGATTCTTATAAACCTAGAAATGACTCTGATAAACCTAGATATGATTCTGATAAACCTAGAAATGATTCTTATAAACCTAGATATGACTCTGATAAACCTAGAAATGATTCTTATAAACCTAGAAATGACTCTGATAAACCTAGAAATGATTCTTATAAACCTAGATATGACTCTGATAAACCTAGAAATGATTCTTATAAACCTAGAAATGACTATGATAAACCTAGAAATGATTCTTATAAACCTAGAAATGACTATGATAAACCTAGAAATGATTCTTATAAACCTAGAAATGATTCTTGGAACTCTGATAAACCTAGATATGATTCTGATAAACCACGATATGATCAAAGACGTGATTCAAGAGATAGTAATAGTAAATACGACTCAAAACCAAAATATAATTCGGACGTTAGGCAAATGCCAGTATTAGCAGAACAAAAAATTTATCAACCTGATTTAAAACCTCAAGCAAGTCATACACACCCAAAGTATGATAATCCAGGATTTATACCTTTAGGAGGAGAAGAAACTTATCCACCTGGGTTTGTTTATGATTACGATTCTATGCCGTGGCCTATGTCAGCACCATTAAAGAAAAGAAATGAAATACCTTTACAGAAAGTATATAATATTAAATTAGGTAATCCTTCGTCAAATGATCACACAATGTTAAATATGCTTTATGAAGATATTGTACCAGGTGATCCATATACTTATTCAATGGTTAAAATTCACGATCGTCAAAGAATAATTAAATTTATCAATAATTCTGTACAACCAAATAATAACGAAATATTACAATTAACATTAGAAACTGACAGAAATGATGCTAAATCTCTTTTGTCATATTTTAGAATGTTACAATTTAATCCATATGGTTTAGGTAATCAAAATCCATATTCAGATATACCTGTAAATTTCTTACTTTATAATATGGCTTATCCAGTTAGATATGATGGAAGTAATTTAGGAATAGCTAAAACATCTTTAGGATTAAACTTGAGAATTTATAGTTTATCAAATGGTGCTTTATGGAATACTGATAGATTATCTAATTTTCAATTAAAAAAATTAAACCCTAAATTAAAACATCTAAAAGTAGCAAAACAACATTTAGAAGAAGTAAATAAACCAACACCAGACCTATCTATAACTAATGCTATTACTAATATAGATTCAAAAGAAGGAATCGAAAGAGATTTATTATCAACCGATATAAACAGATGGAAAGCAGAACGTTATAAAGTTAATGTTCCAGGACCCGAAGAAAGATTTGTATCTTGGAGAGATTATGATGTTTGGAGGGAAATACATTATTATGAATATATTAGAGATGTTATATTACAACGAAAAATATCACCGAATTTTATAACAATATTATTTCATGCTATAGATACTTACTCTAATATTGATTATACCCAATTAGAATCTGTTATACAAAGTAATAGAGGTGCTGGTGGATATTTAGATTTACTTTATGGAAATTCAAAGAAAGCACACCAAGATTTAGATTCACAACCTTATAGTTATGACCAGATAGATGCTGCTGGTAATCCAGTACCAGGAACAACTAAACAAAGTAATAAATTAACTGATTTATTTGGTGTAAATGCTAATATTGAAGATAAATTATCAGGTAGAAGTGGAGTTTCTTTATTAGCAGTAACAGAAGCTCCAACTACAAGTATGCATCAATGGGGAAAACCAATTTATGATAGAAAAGGTAATTTATTCAAAATGATTTCAACAGGTGATCATTCAGAAAAGGTATGGTATTCAGTATTATTTCAGTTGATGTACGCAGTAGCTGTAATGGAGGAACACGAACTATTATTTTTTGATTTTGATCTTGATAATATCTTTATTAAAGATTTATATATTAATTATCATAGTTTAAATTATTGGTTATATAAAGTTGATGGTTTTAATTTTTATGTTCCTAATTACGGATATTTAGTTTTAGTTGATTCTAGATATAAAGATCATTCAAGAGGTTTATATGGAAACAACAGAACACAAGAATTAGATGATCAGATTACTGGCGATGATCAAATATTTAAACTTATCTTGGATCCAAATGGAGAAGTAAATAAATTTTCTTCCTCACTAAAAGATAATACACATATTATCAGCGGAAAAAATAATATAATAACTGAAAATCATTATAAATATTTAATTAATATATTTGAAAAAATTTTAGGAGAGTTAAATCCTCCACCAATGATAATGACTAAAATAGACAATATTATTGGTTACTTGAAACCTATTAAAACTGATTTAGATAATTTAAATGGTCAAATATACGGAACACGTGATAATGTAAAAAATTTATTAGAAAATAGAAAAGCATTATTAAAGAAGACCAAAATAAAAGACCTTTTAGGCAAGTCATTTCCAGAATTACTTCATAATAGAATTGGAACACCAATATTAAAATCGGAGAAAGATAATCTTATGGAAGGAGTATTACCAAAAATGGAACCTGGAAATTTGGTTGTTTATATGAAAAATTTTGATGAATATGAATGGGCTATAATTGAATCTATGTCTGATGATCCAACAAAAGTGAATGTAATTACTAAAACTAATGGGAATTATAATGTTAATGATCTTAAATTTAAATCGGAATTATTAAATTATAGTAATAATGAAGATGTTGCTCACGATAAAGATGGAAATGTAAACTACTCATCAAGCGGATTAATAGAAACTTATAGATTTGAATAATTTTTATCTATAGTATTATATATGGAATTTACTGATAGAGATAAAGATAGAGTAAGAAACTTAATTAATTTTGTACCATCACAATCAGGATTAATTTTTTTTAGTGAAAAAAATATTGATAACTTAAATACACAAATAAAAAAATATATTTTAAAAATGACACAAGAAAAATACAATCAAAGAATTATGATTAACTCACAAAAAAGAACTTTAATGTTGTCTGTTATGAGGTATGTATATTTACAACATAATCAAACACATTATGTATTAGATTTTGGATTACCTGAAGAACAAGCAAAAGCACTAAATAAAATATTTTTAAATTTAGTAGTTCCTACTGTTATGCAAGGTTTAATTGGTTATATTAAATATTTAGATGATTTTAATTCAATGGGAAATTTAGATATACTTGAAAGACCTAAATCAGCAAATAATAAGAGAGGTATTACAAAAGAATATATCTATTTCTATAATTTTTAACAAATTTATAAAAAATTTATAAATAATTATATTTAATTATTTATAATATTTTATGATATTTTATGATATTTTATGATATTTTATGATATTTTATGATATTTTATGATATTATTATATTTAAGCATTAGTTGACCTGACTCTTAAGTTTTTAACTAAGTTTTCGTTAGTTAATACAAGGAGTAAACCGGTATTACATAAAGCATCTCTAACAGGTATACCATTATTTACTGGAACTTTTCCTGTCGCTAAATCCCACTCTGCAGCTGTATATGGTGAAGTATTTTGGTTGCCTCCTACTGTTCTCATTCCAACTGTAATCATTGGATCATATTGGATAAAATTTAGATAAGTGCTTCCATTTGGCTCATTCGTAGGTATTACTTCTTGTGCACTTCCTGTAGTTATTTCTCTTAACTTTCTTTGGGCAAATAACTGGTCATCGTCGGCACCTACTGATGTAAACATAACAGGATCTCTAGTACGTGAACCAAACGTATTAACATAAGCTCTTGAACCAATAACAACATCTTCGTCAGTTCTAGAACCAGATAAATTTTGATTAATTTTAGTAATATTAGCACATAATAATGCAGATAAATAATACTTATCGTGTCTATCAGTTGTATGACCAACTAAAATATCATTACAAATAGAATCACTTCTTACTCCAGTTTCCTGTGAAATATTTTTAATTTGTGTTGTTCCGCCACAAACAGTTACTGCGGTTGTTTGATCTTTATCAAATGCGGCCATTAATACTTTAATATTAGTATTAATTCTTTCAAACCCGTTAACACCGACTGGGACTTGGTTATAGTGCATTGTTGGGTAATTTTGGAGGTCGATTCTTGTTCCTCTTCTGTCAATGTAAACAATAACATTACCTCTAGAGTATAAAATGTTTACTTCTCTTTGGACAACAACATTACCTTCAATAAAATATTGTCTTTGTGCTTGAGATAATTCAGATCTTAAGAAAATTGCGTTACTTCTAGCATCAGTGTAGTTTGATCTAGTTGTAGCTCTGAATGTAACCATAGGAATTCTAGTAACAGTTGGTCTAACATTAACAGAATATGGGTTGTTCGCCATAATAACAGTTTGAACTGGTCTTGTAGTTACAACAGTTGGTCTATATGAGAAAGCAGATAAAAGTCTTTTAGCGATAGTACCATCGTGTCTACCGTAGACGAGGTCAGGATTATCGTATTTATTTAATCTACAAACATCAACATTTGCCATAAAGTTTCTGAATGATTCATCGTAGCATCTACCATTTCTTAATGAAATAACATTGTGCCATAATGAATTTTGTAAATTAGCTCTGTGAAGTAAATCAGCCATTGGTGATCTGTGATCGCAGATAATATCATTTGGGTCAGTGACCATATCGTAGAATAATTCGTAGTCTGCTCTAGTAGTTAAAGCTTCTTTGTTGTATCTGGATTTAACAATACCAGCGATATTACTTAATAAAAAGTGATTATCGAATTCGTGGTTAGCTCTTAAGAAAAGAGCAACGAGTAAAGGATGAATGTGGTCGGTTTGATTGTGTTTGTTTTTATCAAAACGAACAACTAAAGCTTCAGGTGAAATAGGACCGTGTGTTGATGTTGCACCATCAAGTAAACCATCACCGTAAACTAAAGATTGGAGAACAACTTGAGCGTGGAGCTGTTTTGAGTCAGCGTATAATTTTAAGATTTCTTGGAGTGCTTTGTAATCTCCACCTTGTAAAGTAAATCTACCGTCACCTCCTTTTCCTGCTTCAGCTAGGTTTCCTAAGATTCTCATCATATTAGTAACAGGAACAACAACTTCATTTTGTCTTGAAGTACCAGCTAATTCTTGTTCAAACATTCTTTGGAATTCAGCGAATTCAGCAGCTGATAAACTATGTTTTCTAGCGTGAAGTTTAGCTTTTTCTAAAATCATATGATATGGAATATTAGCGTGAGCATATTTGTTTCTGACGGCGCTGGCAAAGTTTTTAGCTTTTTTGACAACATCCGCGTGTCTATGAACAAAAACTCTTTCAATTTCATCAACTAATTGGTCGTCTCCATATTTATTTCGGAGTGTTAATAAAGTATTTTGATTCGCGTTATTACCTAAAGCAAATAAGTTGGCAACTTCTTTTTCGATAGTGTTACCACTTTTAGGGGCACTTCTTTTTGAACCTCTTGGCATTTATATATACTATAATTTAGAAATTAAATTTAGAAAAATTTTTAAAGATTTTTAATTTTTTTAAACTTAAAAATTAAAAATTTTTTATATATTTTAAAAATAATTGATATTTTAATATTTTTAAAGATAAATTTATAATGGTAATAATGAAAGAATTATGGATTAATAAATGGAAACCGAATAATATTAAAGAATTTATTGGTAATAAAAATAATATTAAAATTTTAGATAGATGGTTAGAAACATTTGATACTCATAATGAAAATTCTATAATAATAACAGGTACATATGGTATTGGTAAATCTCTAATAACTAAATTATTATTAGACAAATATAATTATAATTACAATATTATTTATCCAGATGATATTAAAAAACATAGAGCAGATGATGATTTCTTAGATATTTATAATTATAATAATTCTATTAATTGTAAGGTAAATATTAAAAATACGACTAAAAAAAAAATAGCCGTTGTTTTTGATGAAACTGAATTAATATCATTGTCAAATGAAAGAAAATTTATATTATCAATTTATAAAAATAATAATAAACATAAACTATTTCCATTAATATTTATTTCAAATAATCATCATAGCAAGTTAATTAATGATTTAAAAAAAAATTGTACAGAAATTAAATTCCCACCTCCTTCTACATTTGATTTGATAAAATATGTACATTATATATGTAAAAAAGAAAAACTACAAATAACAAATAATGAAAATATATTAAAACTGATAGAGTTTAGTCAAAAAGATATAAGACGATTGATTAATATTTTACAGGAATTTTCATATAACTATAAAGAATTAAATAATAAAAATACCGATGAATTTATTGATAACTCAATAAAAAAGAATGTAGATATAGGATTATATGACGCTTCTATCAATTTACTAAATAAATATAATGATTATAATACAACTTATAGATTATATGAAACTGAAAAAGTTTTACTACCTTTAATGATAAATGAAAATTATTATAAAAAAGTATTACAAAAAAAGGATAATTGGAAATTACAACTTGATCAACTATTAAATATATCAAATTCAATATCAATAGGAGACCTGATAGAAACTAGTATATATACAGACCAAAATTGGTATTTACAAAATATACACGGTTATTATACCTGTTTAAATACTTCTTATTGGATAAATAAATCAGACTATTTATTAAAATATAATGATATTAAATTTAGCGCTGATTTAAATAAAACGTCTTTAAAAAATATAAATAAGAAAAATATAAATAGTTTACATAAAATTATAAATAAAAAAAATATTGAAGAGCTACTCATTTTATGTAAATTTAGTAATACATTATTTAAAAATAATGAAAATGAAAAATTAATTACAATTTTAAAATCTTATAAAAAAAATATAAATATAAAAGACATTGAATTATGTTTAAAAATAGATAAAACAGTTGAATTTATTAGTTTGACAACAAAAGAAAAGAAATTAATTGAAAGTAAAATAGACAATATATAATTTTTTTTCTAATAAAATATATATATGAAGTTAATAATACTTTTATTATCTATTTTATTTATTTATTTATTTATCCATGGTAAAAGTAGAGAAAATTTTAATAATGATTGTTGTTTAGAAAATTGTAATTCTAAACCACAATATTTAAGTAAAAAATGTAAAGAAAATTTAAGTGAAGCTAGATATAATTTTAATACATATTTTGATTTACAATTTACAGAAGAAGAATTTGATATATTAAAAGCTAAAATAGAAGATAAGTATAGTAAAGTATACAATGAAATAGATTTAACTAAAATTAAATTAGATTTTGGCGAATTGGACGATTCAACAGTTAATAAAATAATTAATGATACAACTTATGAAATTCCTGGCGAAATTGAATACTTGTATTAATTTAAAAATAATATCTAAATAATATATATATAATACAATGAATATAAATTTACTTATTGAATTAAAAAAAGAATATACTGAATTATTATTAGAAATTTTAGCTCCTCATATTTATGATGGATTTACATATTTATATAAAAAGGCTAATGATTGTAGCACAGAACAAAAAGTATTAAAAACTTTTCAAAAATTACTGAAACAAATCCCAAAATGGGATAATGATATATTAAAAAAAGAATATGAGCGAATTATAAATAATACTAGAGATAAATATCCTTGGTTAATTGATTTAATAAAAGCAGTAATTAAATCAAATATAAAAATTTTAACAAATAAAAATATACCACTTAGTGTATATAATGATATTAACATTTTAAATTTTATTCATACTATATATATTGAAAGTGCTAGAAGAATATGGGACGATCCATTTTTATATTATCACGATTATTCTGGATTAGATTTAAAAAGAAATTATAAAGATTCAATTGAATTAATAGAAAAATCTATTATATCAACAATAAGAAAAATTTTACCTATGAAATTAATTTTAGATAAATACTTGGGGGAAAATCAAAATAAAGGAGAAGAATTTAATTTTGACGTAAATCTTATAAATAGTAAATTTAAAAATATTCCTTTATTATTAGAAATTGATTCAGAACAAGAATCAATTAAAAAAGATAATGAAAAAATGATTAAGATTAATAGTGATAATCAAAGTGATCATAAAAATTATAGTGATCGTCGAAGTGATCGTCGAAGTGATCGTCGAAGTGATCGTCGAAGTGATCGTCGAAGTGATAGTCGAAGTGATCGTCGAAGTGATAGTCGAAGTGATCGTCGTAGTGATAGTCGAAGTGAACATAAAAATAAACATAAAAATAAACATAAAAATAAACATAAAAGTGATAATCATAGTGAACGTCGAAGTGAACATAAACATTATAGTGATAATCATAGTGAACGTCCAAGTAATAATATTAAATATAATTCGCAAAATAAAAATTCAGAAAAATCAATTAATACTCAAAATATTAAAAATCAATTATTAAACATTATTGATAATAATGTTAAATTTACTGAATCAAATGATATTTTTCATAGACAAAATAGTATAAATAATTCATCTTCGACTTTAAAAAAAATAATCAATCAGTCTATTAATAAGTCAGCGGAAACTAAAAGTTTATCTGTAAATAGCAATGTTAAAAAACAAATTGAAAATAATTTAGCAGACACTGAATCATTAACATATAATCAAGAAAAATCTCATAAAAATTATCAAGACATTTTTTCAAATAGTGATATTAAAAGTAATAATGGTATTATAGAACAAGATACAAATATTAATACACAAGAAAAGCATGAAAAAAAGAATAGAGATAAATTTTTTAATAATTATTTGAATATTTGAATATTATTAATTATTATTATCATCATTATAATGAATAGACGGCAATATTCTATCGAATATCGCAAATAAAATTGACACTACAAATGTTATTTTTAGAGTATCTATAGTATTAACTGATTGTTCTGGTATAAAACTAACAGAACTATACATCAATAAACTCATTATAACATATTTTAGTAATTTATTAACTATACTGTTTAAAGCCATATATATTTATATTAGAAAAACATTTCTAATATAAATTAATGTATCCAATATTTCTAGTAATTTTATTTACATCAAGTATAATATATTTATTTAGTAAATCTGATAAATCTTATAAATCTGATAAATCTGATAAATCTTATAAATCTGATAAATCTTTAAAAAATATATTTAATAAATCAAAAACTATAATATTTGTAATTAGTATAATATTATTAGTTTACACTTTTAATAACGAAACTATAAAAATAGATAAAATAGAAAAGGTACTACCAGAAATTTATACAAATAGGGTTAACTTTTAAATTTATAAAATCTACATTAATTTAATGACATTAAAAGATATAAAATTAGGTTCTTCGCGCTTAAGAATACACAAATTTAATATTAAAGAGATGCCAGATAATGTTACAATCGCAATGATAGCAAAAAGAGCATCGGGTAAAAGTTATTTAACAAGAGAAATTTTATTTCATAAAAAAGAGATACCTACTGCTATGGCAATAAGTAAAACTGAAAAATTAAATAAATTTTACGGTGAATTTATACCAGATATTTATATTTATAATAATTATAGTACAGGTATTCTAAATAGATTATATAGCAGACAGTCTAAAATGTCAGAAGATAATAATATAAGAAAAAAAGAAGGAAAAAAATTAAAAGACGATCGTGTTATATTAATTATGGATGATTGTATGTCTTCAAAAGGCACTTGGGTTAAAGAAGAGCAAATTTTAGAATTATTTTTTAATGGACGCCATCATCATTTATCATTTATATTAACAATGCAATATGCAATCGGTATACCACCTGAAATGCGTAGTAACTTTGATTTTATTTTTTTATTAGCTGAAGATTTCATATCTAATAGAAAAAGATTATATGATCATTACGCCGGAATGTTTCCAAGTTTTGATGTATTTCAACAAGTATTTACTCAAGTGACTGCAGATTATGGTTGTATGGTAATTAATAATAGAGTACATTCAACCGATGTAACTAAAAAAGTTTTTTGGTATAAAGCAAAAGAAACTCCCGAATTTACAATGGGTTCAAAAAAATATAAAAAATTTCACAAAAAAAATTATGATCAATATTGGAATAAAAAAATAGAAGTATTTAATATTAATAGTATGGTTAATAAAAAGAAAAATAATATGAATTTAATAATAGAAAAAGTTAAATATTAATATCTGGGGGATCGGTATTTTTAGCCTCTCCTAAATCATCGAGTTCCTTTTTAAGATTAGTATTATTTTCTTGACAAGATTCTAGTTTTTCTTCCATCTTCTTAATTTGTTCATCTATATTATCTAAACTAATTGTTAATGTTTTAGCTTCTTCCATAGATTTTATCTTGCTTAATTTTTCTGTAATTTCATTTTTCAAAGTATTTTTAGATTCAAGATTTTCATTAAGATTATCAACCATTTTCTCGGTTTTCCTCATTTCGTGGAACACTCGTGCTTTTTCCATATTATCTTTATGTCCTTTCATAATAGTATTAAGTTGGTCGTTAGCATATTCTGAATCATTTACTTTATCTGAATTTGGATCTGGATCGTACGGTAACCATTTTCCAACATCTCCTACAAAAACGTGATGTCTATCATCGTGTTCTTGAATTAGTTTAGCATGAGCACAAGCTCTGTCATATGTTTCAAAAACACCACCAATACGAACACCTGTTGTAGTAATAGAAGAATCTTCTTTATTACTTAAGAAAGATAAACAAACAAAAGATTGTCCGCGGGGTACCATAGGTAATACTTCTTGATCTGTCATATAGTTACTATAAAAAATATTCTTTTAAATATAAATTTGTTTTTTAATTTTAAGTTGTTGGATAAAATTCCCATTTCAAATGCTTACAAAATTTACTCCAAATAATATCTTGTTCCATTAATTTAGTTGGTTTTAACATTGGAAAATATACAAGTAAATCATCTAAATCTAATAATTCGCTAAATTTATATAATATATAAGGATAGGATAAAAAATTTTTTCTACCTTTTGGTTTGTATAAATCCCAAGGTTCTTGTATTTGGAAAAACATATTAATAAATTTTTCTTCCATTTCATTAGTAATATGTGGAGGTGGTTGTCCTGATAATTTATTAATAATAAATGGGATATGTTCATATAATTTATTATAACCTAATTTTTTTAAAATAGGTTGAATATTTTGTCTAGAAATATTGGTTAAATTTGTGATTCTTTTTTTATTTAATTCGTTTATAATATTTATGAATATTTCTTCAGAAATATCTGTTGTTTCTTTAGCTTGAAATTGATTCAACCATTCTTTAAAATGATTTCTTCTTTGATAAGGTGAATAATCTTTAATTTGTTTATCTTCATCTATAATTATAAATTCCATTAATCCACAACTAGGACATATATATGAAGATTTGCTATAATCAAGAATTTTTTCCACATTACAAATAGTACAATATTTTATTCTATTTTTTCCATTATCTTTATTAATTCTTATGCCATCAATTCTTTTACAAAAAGTATTAAATAACTCAGCACGACTGTTTTGTTTATCATCTTGTCTTATATCTGAATTTAAAAATTCTAAAATATTTTTAGATTCAGTAATATTTTCAGTATTCTTTCTTAAATCATAATAATCATTTAATAAATCACCTGTTAAATCGTAATAATTTATTTCAGAATCATTATTTTCAATTTTTGTAATTTCATCAGTATATTTATGTTTTAAATTTAATAAGGTTGCTCGTTTTTCTATATCAAAAACAATATGTTTATTCTTATATTCTTCAATTTTATTTAAGTCACTATTTACTTTTTCACGTTTTTTTTTTAGTTGGTCTAATGAATTTATTTCATTACCAATATTCATAACCATTTGTTTATGTTTATTCTCTAATGTATTAGAATCTTTTACATTATTTTTATTTTTATTTTTATTTTTATTTTTATTTTTAATTCTAAAATTGCTCGAAGGCATTTTAATATAATAAATTACTTAAAAAAACCTTTAAATATAATTTTTTTTTAAAAAATGTAACTTTTAATAGTATTTTAATACTAATTTAACAAAAAAAAATAGATTTAAAAATAAAAAATTTAAAAATCTAAATTTTTTATCTAATATAGGTTATATACACAATGGCTGGTGCTTTAATGCAACTCGTCGCTTATGGCGCACAAGATGTTTACCTTACCGGTAATCCTCAAATTACTTTTT